GTCGTCGTTGTCGGTTATGTTCCTTTGCACCTTGTCTCTCTGTTGTGCGGCGTCGTGACTTTTCGCCGCGGCAATGAGAGCGCGGGCGGTTGCTTTCCACTCCTCGAGCTCCTCCTTGAGAGTGCAGACGGGATCGGACTTGCGCCGGGGTTGGTCGAGTATCGGGCAGGGATACCAGCCGGGCCGGACGTTGACATATCGTTGAGTCGAGAGGTGCTCGCATTGTCCGCACGTCTCGGCCTTGACCTCTTGCCCGGCCGGCGCGAGAGCGCGGCCGTTGTTGGGATCTGTTTTGTCGGCGTTGCGGTCGGGCCCGGTCGTGCCCTGTCTTGTCGGCGTTGCGGTTGCGCCGGGCCAGTCAACGACGAGTGTGCCGTGCGGTACGGTCGTGACCTGTTTTGTCGGCGTTGCGTTCGCCGGTGGGAGCTCCTCGAGGAGAGCGTCGGCTTTCGAGAGTCTCTCCCTCAATTCGTCGTCGAGCTTTCGCCGGCCGTTGTAATAGGCGGCGAGCTCCCGGTATGCGAGCGCGGCGTCGAGTAGGTCGTTGATTATCGTGCCGGCGATCTCTCCGATTGACGGTTTCATGTCGTCGACTCCTTTCTCTCCTTTGGGAGCGCGCCGTCGATCCATGCGATCACCTCCCGGGTGCGTTCGTCTCCGAGGTGAGCTCCTCGCAATGCGAGCTCGTATCGGATCGCTCGGAGGGTGGCCTCGTGGTTGTCGCCTTTCCTTCCGTCGCAGTCGTTGCACGGCGGGCAACCTCTCTCGCCTCGAGCGTCGACGTCGCAATGCCAACCGCGGCCGACTCCGGTCAAGATCGCTCGCGGGCAATCGTAGGAGCATTGACGGGATCGAGTGCCGTTGCACTTCGGGCAAGTCACGACCGCCTCCTCTCCGACAAGATGCGTGCGCGGCGTCGGAGTTTTTCTTGAAAGCCGGCGAGCTTTCGAGTCGCCTCTCTCTCCTGTTGCTCGGCGTGCACGAGCTTTCGGATCAAGCGTTCCGTCTCCGCGCTGGATCCCACCGGCCGCGGTGCACGCTCGAGCACCCGGCCGATCCGGCAAGGCCAGCACATGCACGGGGTCACTCTCTCTTGAGCGTCGGCGATCGCCTCGTCGATCGACCCGACCTTGATCGGTCTCTCGCAGTTGACGCCCTCGGTGATACGCTCGAGCTCGGCGAGGAGGTGCTCGAGTCGTTGAGCATTGGTCAAGAGGATCATGATCGCCTCCTTGCGAGCTCCTTGCTCCGGTGTCGCCGGCGCCGGCGTTGCGGTCTCGGTGCGGAGAGCGTGATCACCTGTCGGATCCCGAGGTGCACCATGTTTCGAGCTTTCGCGATCCGCGCCTTGCACTTGTCCGCGGTCTCGGCCGTCTTGTGCTTGTGCGGACACATTGAGACGGATCCGATCCCGTCGACGCCGGAGAGCACGTCGCCGATCTTGTTCTGAACAAATACCGCCCAATATGCGCGCGGGTTGTACCTCGGCCGTTGTCTGCTCATGGTCTCCTCCTCGCGGCGAGGTCGCGGTGCTTGAGCGCGCCGTTGAGCCATTGCACAACCGCTTTCGTTGACTCCCACGGCTTGCCGGTGCGGGGATCGCATACAAGTCGCAACTCGGGATCGTGATCATGGAAAGACGGCACGCCCGCGATCGCGATCACCTTGTCGGCGCCCTCCTCGATCAAGGTCGACTCGTATGCGTTCCCGATCCGTCTCCGGCGCCAGTATCGACGTTTCATGGTTTCAACTCCCGTCGCAGTCGACCGCCTCTCCCTCGAGGAGGTCGCGCGATCTCGATCTGTTGTCGGATCAGACACGGCCAGCAAAGCGACTCTTGACTGATCAACTCGAGCGGTGTGCCCGACGGGTTGCACCGCTCGCCGTGCTTGCGTTCCGTCTCGCACGTGTCGCCGGCGAGATCAGTGAGCGCCTTGAGCAACTTGTCGAGTCTCTCGGTGTCGGTCACAACCCGCCCCGGTCGCGTCGAAAGCCCGGCCGGCGATAGAACTCCTTGCCGCACGTGCACGCGATCAGGAGGTATCCCTCCCGGCCGGGTGTGCGATCAAAGTGTGTGACCTCCTTGTGCGTTCGCCGACGGCCTAGTCGGTGAAAAAATCTCTTGAGCCTTGCTCCGATCATGGTTTCCTCCTTACCAGTCGTGATCGAACTTTCGATCGGCACCGCGATCCGCTTCGCGATCCTCGAGACGCGCGATCTTGTCTTTGAGCTCGAGGATCTCGAGCGCCTTGCGATCCCTCGCGCTCTCGGCGTCTTGCTTCGCGCGTCGAGCGTCGCGGAGCGCGGTCATGTACTCGTTGACTTGTGCCTTGCGCCTCTCGAGCTCCTCCTTGAGGTCTTTGACCTTGACGTCGACCTCGAGGATCCTTTCATACAGGCGATCGCGTTCCTTTTCCATGCGGAGCGCCTCGGCGCGATACTTGTCACGATCGGCGAGCGCGAGTCGGTGCGCCTCCTCGAGTCGGTTGACCTTGTTGCGGTAGAGATCCCGCTCGCGCTCGAGCGTCTCATACGTCGTCGTCGGCATTGCCGTCTCCTTGCTTGTCGTCGGCGAGTTGTATGTTGAGCTTGATCTTGTCGACCGGATGTTTCAACGCGATCGGGATCTCCTTTCGCGTTGGGAGGCGCCCTTGCTTCGCGAGGATCGTTGGCACCTCCTCGCATACCTTGATCGCGTTGTCGGGATCGACAGGCTCGTTGATATTGATCGTGGTCTCCTGATCTCGCTTGTCGTGGAACGCATTGATCCTCGAGGTCGTGCACCATGAATGATGATCGATCCCGTCGACGCCCTCCCATGCACCGCACGACTCGCAACAAAGAAATTGACCGCCGCACTCTGGACACTCGCCGCCGCGGACACAAGTCATGGTCCCGGCCTCAACGTCAACCGAGTCGACGAGGAGCTCGAGCACCGCGGAACACTTCGGACAGTTTTTCAACGGGAGATCGCTCAACCGATCCTCCCCGGGTGGTACGTCCTCCTCGGGCAAGTAGTGATCGCCGCCCGGGATCCGATTAGAGCACCCGGTGCACAGATAGTGCCCGTCGGCCTCACAGTCGGCAAGCGGGTGTCGGGCGCCGGGCTTGTACTCGGTGCACGGGTTGTCGGGATCCCGGACGCCTGGATCGCCGAGGTTGCCCTTGTGACCGAGCGCGAGGTCGCGGAGCTCGTCGGAGAGAGTCTTGACCCGGAGCTTGAGGTGCTCGAGCTCCTCGGCCGGGTTGCGATCCCGAGCGCGCGCGAGCTCACCCTCGAGACGGATCCGCTCGCTTCGCTCGTGTTGAAACGCGGCCGTGATCGATTCTTGGTTGCCCTCGAGCTCGGCGATCTTGTCTTGCGCCTCGATCAATTTCTCGGCCTCCTCCTCAAAGTCGTCGCGTTGAGAGACGAGCTCCTCGACGACGACTTGCGTGCACGCGATCAGGATGTTTCGATCGACGTCGCCGCCGTAAGGAGAGAGACCACAATACAGGAGACAAAACTCGGACCAACCAAAACCGCCGCGTTCCGCGAGACGCGCGAGCGATTGATCACCCTTGCCGTAAGTCTTGTACGCAACCTCGGCCATGATCCACGGGATCCGAAAGCCCTTGACTCTCGGCTTGCCGTGCCCGGCCTGGATCGGAAATGTTTTTGCTTCGGTCATGCGTTCCTCCTACCAGTCACGATCGAATTTTCGATCGGCGCCGCGGTCCGCTTCGCGATCCTTGAGTGCCGCGAGATCCTCCTCGAGCTCGTGGATCTTGATCGTCTTATGGTCGCGCGCCGACTCCGCGTCTTGCTTCGCGCGTCGAGCGTCTCTCAATGCGATCATGTACTCGGTCGCTTGCTTGTCGCGGTATTCGACTCGCTCCTCGAGCTCCTTGACTCGTTGCTCGAGCTCCTCGACCTGTTGTCGTTGTTTCGCGGCGCCGTCCTCGTATCCTTGCCCGTATTTTTTCTCGAGCTCGGCCTCGAGCTCCCGGATCCGTCTCCGTTGCTCCTCAACATAATCACGACTCGGCGTGCCCATGATCAACCTCCTCGTCGGGCTCCTTTGACTTCGCAACGATCACACCGCCGTCGGTTGCGACCGTGACCGTGATCCGGTGCCCGTCTTTTGTCCATAGGCAATGCTCGCGGCCGTTGTCGTTGAGCACACCGCGGCCGCGCTCGAGATCAACCTCGGCGAGACCGGAGATCATTGCGGGCACCGGCCCACCGGATGCAATGATCAACGAGTTGATCATCTCTTGGGTAACAGGCTCGATCTTCACTTGCTCACCTCCTCGGGTTGCAACCCACACTCGAGACACGCGATCGGCGTCGGCTTGCCCGGGAGACCGGGCGACTCCCATTCGTAACCACACCGCGGGCACTTGTACCGATGCAATTCTCGGATCTCCTCCTTGGTCACGAGACCGCGGCCGGGGAGATCAACTCGGACTTTGACATACCTCGACACGATCACACCTCCTCGGGTTGGAACGCTCCCGGCACCTTGATCAACTCGGCGACTTGCTCGGCGCCGAGCACGTACCCGGTCGAGTGCAATTGATAGGTCACGCCCTCGAGCTCGAGGTACACGTGCCGAGAGTCTCGCACGAGAGGCACCGTCGCCGGCACCGGGAGAGGATCGAGGAGCTCGAGAGACTCGAGGTGTTTTGTGTCGCGGTGCACTTGCTCCCAAAACAACCGCAAGAGAGTTTCCTCGATCCCTCCGGCCGGAACATCTGTCGAGCAATAGCTCACAAGAGATCCTCCTCGATCACTGTCGGCCTTTTTCCGGTTTCCATGTTGACCCGATGCTTGATCAGCTTGACCACGCGCTCGAGCGTTCCCTTGTCCTCGAGGAGACCGAGCTCGGAGATCCGGCCGACGGCTTTCTTGAGTGCGTCGCGCACCGTGATCCAGTTTTCAACGGTGAGCGAGATCGTCACGTAAGTTTTTTGCTTTCCCATTGGAGCGCCTCCCGATCTTGTTCCCGATCAACTTCGCGAGCTTTGTGAGGAGATCCTTGTGCTCATACAACCCGAGATCCCACAACCTCGAGGCGCCGGCGCATAGGTCGAGCACGCGCCGGATCAGATCCCAATGCCGACGCGAGAGAGTGATCGCAATGAGATCATGATCCGCCATTGGAACGCCTCTCGTGTGCTTTCACAATCTCGACAACATCCTCGAGGGAATCCGCGGCCATGACCTCCCGGCCGGCCGCGGCGTCTCCCTTGAGGTTGAGAATCGCGGCAACCTTCAATCGCGCCTCGCGATCCGCGCGCTTGCGTTCCTGTCGGGGATTGATAAAGAGAGCGTGCACGATCACAAACAGGATCCCGGCGCCGGCGAGCGCGAGTCCGATGTAGTCGATCACGTGCATGTCAACCGCCGACCTCCTCGCCCCATATCGTGACCTCGCCCTCGTCTTGCTCGACCGGCTCATGCTGATCCTCCATTCGATCGATCACCTCGAGGAGAGGCTCGTTGTCGATATCGATCCGGCCGCGGCACACGTCGGCCGGCGTCGGTATGACCCAAAAGGCCCGGCGATAGGTTTTGCTTTTCCATTCGTCGCGTCGCTTGCGCGTGTTGTTGCACCCGTCGAGGATCACGGTCGGGTGCCCGGCTTTGAAAAGCGACTCGACCATGAGGTGCGCGACGGCCCACACGATCGGCTCGGCGCTTTGAATGTACGGGTGCCCGTGTAGCGCGAGACGGATCGCGTCGGGGTTGACGATCGGGTGCCCTGCTTTTTTCGCTTGTGTCGTCTTGCCGCTCCTCGGGAGACCGACCATCATGATCAAAATTTGCTCCTCCATTTGCTCCGCTCCTTTCACGCCTCCGGTGCTTCGATCAACTCGTAACACTCGGGGCAATAATCCTCGTAATCAAAAACCTCGGCGCAATCCTTGCAGAGATCACAACCGCACTTGACGCACGCGGTGAGCTCCTCGGGGATCACTTTCTCGTCGCAGTAAGCACACTCGATCATTTTTTTCTTGCTTTCTCTCGCGCGAGACGATTTACTCGGAGGCTCTCCTTTTTTGCTGCTTTCCTCCTCGCGGCGTTCCGCTGTCGCCGGTGTTGTCTCGCAACGTATCCTTTGCCTTTGATACTCATAGTCGCCTCGCTTTCGCCCATTCCCTGATCTCGTATGGTGTGACGCCCTCGCAAATCTCAACGACTCGATCGCAAGTCGTCTTGTCAAACCTCCCGATGTGACACTCCTCCTCGGTAAGCTCGAGCATGACTCTCAACCATGCGTAAGCTCGCCGGCGCGCCGCCTTGAGCGCGCGTCGCTTCGCGCTGTCGTCGAGCGGGCGATCGTAAAGAGTCTCGATCGATTTCCAGAGTCGATCGAAAGCCTCATGCGCCCGGATCCTCGCTTGCTTGGTTTCCGGCCCGGCCGGAACACCGAGCGGGGTGCCGTCCGGGTGTGCACCGTGCGCCGCTCGACAACGAGGGAACCTCGAGCACCCATAGAAAAGCCCGTGCTTGCTTCGCCGGAGCACAAGGTGCCCGTCGCACTCGGGACAAGGGATCGTTTCATCCGTCAACGTCTCCCTCCTCAGTCTCGCCCCCGGTGTATTCAACCGGCTCGACCGGTGCGTCGGCCGGCCGGACGTCGGTCGCGGCGTGCGCGATACACACAACGCCCGGCTTGATAAACGCGGGCAAGATCGTCAATTGCCCGGCTTGCATTTCGCCGGTGTCCTCTCGGATATAGTTGACCGGATAGAACATGATCCCGTGAGCATTGCGACCGACCTCCTCGCTCTGCTCGAGCTCGGCCGCGACCCGTATGTCGACGATCAACGTATTGGGTAGGAGGTTGCAGTCGGTAACAAACCCGAGGATCTGTTTCTCGACTCTCTCTCGGAACGCTTGCCAGTCGGTCGCCATGATCAACGCACCTCCTCGACGAGCTCGAGCTCGCCGGCTTGCTTGAATGTCCAGAGCGATTGACCGCCTTTCACGCGAAAGGGAATAACCTTTCGCACGTCTTTGAGGATCCAACCCCACCGGCCGTCGGTGTAGTCGCCGGCGAGGAGCTCGGCCGTCGAGAGCGTGTTGACAAGCTCGTCGGTCGGCTTGATCGAGTCGAGCACACACACCGCGACGATCTTGCCTCGAGGGAGTGAGTCGAGGTCGAGATCGAATTGCCGCGCGATCTCTCTTGCCATTGCTCGAGCTCCCATCGGGATCGACTTCGCGGCATGGATCGCAAGCGGGCCCCGGTGCCGCGGACCCCACGATCGGGTTTCGACTTTCTTGAGACCGAGAGCGACCATGCTTGCCCACGGTTGCCAGAGTGTGATCGCTTTCATGGTTTGTAACTCCCGTCGCCCGAGTTGAGAGCCTCGTCGAGCGACGTGTTGCGAGGTGGTTTGTGTTTGCCTCCAACCCGCTCGAGGTATTCGAGAAAACCGACCGGGTCTCCCTTGACCGGATAGATCAGCACGTGAGCGATCTCTTTGTTGTGCACGACCTCGATCGCAGTCTCGACGGTGTCGGCGTGCTCCTCGAGAGAGGTTGCGAGCTCGAGGAGGAGCTCACGGTTGCCCGTGCCTCGCGCGGCCTCACGCGCCCGCCTGATCAACTCACGTGTCTTTTGCACGGCGCTCTCCCTCCTCGAGTCCCTCCTCGATCGCCTCCTGTGCTTTCTTGACCATCGGGAACGCCTCGAGGCGCCGGCCGTATATCTCGCCGCGCTCGACTCCCTTTTGATCTTCGACAATCCGCGCACCCGGCACGTATGCAAGCGCCTCGGCGATCGCATACGACCCGTCGGGGTTGCGTTGTTGAGTCGTGACTTGCACGACACAACCGAGGTGCGGGATCTCCATTGCCTTTGTGCTTTTCATCCAGCCCTCGGCCTCGGAGCTCGCCTTGCAAATCAGTTGAAAGGTATCCCCGTTTCCGAACACCTCGAGGTCGGAAATATTGTCGTGAGCACCTTTGACGTCGGTGATCCCGAGAGACTTTGCTTTCTGTTCTGACATGGTCGCCTCCTATCTTTGGTTTCGGAGCATGAGCTCGGAAATATTTTCGAGCGCCGCTGCAACGCGCTCGAGCTTGTTTGTTACCTCTTGCCCGGGTGAGTTGATCGAGAGCGCCGGCAAAACCTCGAGCATCGGTCGGAGCACTAAACCGGAACGCGCGGCCGCAAGGAGCACAAGCTCGATCACGTCGAGACGGGTGTCGTCTGGATCATGACCCCGCACGTAATACGCGAAGTTGTCGAGCTCTTGCTCGATCTTGATCAGGGTGTTTTGTAGGTCCGGGTAGACTTCTCGCAATTGATTCTCGTTCATTTCCTCCTCGCTTTTTTCAGGTACAAGCGATCGAGATCCGCCGCGGTGTCAAGCACCGCCTCGATCGCCGCACGACTGATCGACCCGGTGATCCCTTGTTGGATCAGAATCACGATCGCTTTCCGAGTGAGTCTCGAGTTGTTGATCTTTCTCGTCGCCGCCGCCACTTGCTCGATCGACTTTGCGAGCTCCTCGAGATTTACGTCGAGGCTTTCGACGGCGACGCTTTCCGAAGTGACTGATCCGCTCGTCGCTTTCTTGCTTTTTCTTTTTCCTTTGGTCTCCGGCATAGGCTTGCACTCCCTCCGAGTTTATGATTTTCAACTCACCGCACTCGTCACGGTCGGCACCGATCCATCGGGCCTCGCGCGGTAGGTATAGCACCTTGACCCGGTCGCGCGTTGGCGGTCCGATTTTCTTGAGCACCTCCGGCTCGAATCTCAAAACGAGACGCGGCCGCTCGTTGGGCTCGTTGACGATCACCCGGTAGTAAAGCGGATCGACGAGTCGCCCGTCGACGAATACCAAGAACAATGATCACTCCTCCTTTCGCGTCGGATACGCACCGCACCGAGGACACCGTTGCTTGAGCGTCGGCACCCACCCGAGAGGGATCTCGCAGTTGAGACAAACCGCGTGATCCTCCTCGGCCGGATCGGCGCCGCCGTGACCCTCGTCGCACATGAGCCCGGACGTGGTCACGTATTGCGGCCGCTTGCATACCGAGCACGTCGTGCCCGAGTAAGGGAAAGGAACTCCGCGCCGGTTGGCCTCATGCCAGCCGGCCGCGTAGTATCTCGCGAGCACCGGGTCAACATACTTGCCGCGGGCCCCGGGATCGGCCTTGCCCTCGTTGCGATCCTTCCAACCCTCCCGGAACACTTCGCGCTCCTCCGGTGATAACTTCTCGAGAAAAGCATCGGGCAGAGTCGGAGGTTTCGTCGGCGCCGGAGGTGCAGTCGGCCCGGCCGGCGACGTGTTGGTATGCTTGCCGAGGAGCTCCTCGATCTTTCCGATCGCTTTCTGCGCGTCGGCCGCAACCATACCCTTGACCGCGTGCACAATGATCTCGCGGAGCGTCGCTTGCTTGTCTCTGAAATGAAAGGTCGTCGTGTCAAGGAACCAATCAAGGAGCTCCTCGCCGGCGAGATCCTTGTCGGCGATCACCGCCGCGCGTTCGTCTACTTCGATCCGTGTCGTGTCGGTCATTGGTTCACTCCGCTGCTTTCTGTACCATCATTTGCACGCCGTCGAAATCCACGTCGGGGATCTTGTCCGACTTGCGCTTGAGAATCTTGTCGAGCTTGATCGCCTCCGGCTCGGGTGCCGGTGGTCCCATGCCCGCGGCTGTCGCAGTCGGTCGCGGCCGGCGCTCGAGGTGCGCGACCCGCCCGAGTCTCCCCTCGAGGTGCGCGACTCTCTCGCGGAGCTTCGCGCATATCTCGACGAGCGTCTTGTCGTCTCCCTGTTGCCGGTCGAGCTCCTTTTGCATCCGGGGGATCACCTTGACGTCGATCCGGTCGGCCGTCGCCTTGAGTATCTCGATCGCTTGTGTGATCTCCGAGCTTGCTTGCGTCGACTTGATCGACCCGTATGCCCCGAGACCGGCAACGGCGATCGCCCCGATCACTTTGAGCACCGTGATCAGGATGCGAGTTTTTCCGTTTCCCTCTCCCATTGTTCGCGTTCCTCCTTGGCCGGTACAACCGGACGCTTGAAAGCGTCGCCGACCTCCTTGCGCTTTTTGGCTTTCTTTTTCTTGCGGCGCCTTTTATCGCGTCGCCCCATGTTTCAACCTCCGACTTGACTTGGTAAGTATGACCCGGCACGTGCGACCGGGCCCGGGATCCATATCATCGATCCGTTGTTGGCATTGGTCACAAGCTCGACGTCGGAATCCTCGAGCTCATTGCCCCATGCGTCCCATCCTCGCCGGCGCCGGCGAGCGAATAACTCGATCCGTTTCGCGTCGCCGACGAGCTCCTCGATCCTCACGTAAGTCTCGGCCGGCTTGCGCGAGTGTTCCAATCGCGGCGCCATGATCACCGAGTGCACTCCGGCCGAGGCGCGTTTCGGCTTGCCCTTGATCGCGAGGAGACACGGCTCGGAGTTGCTCCTTGTCCAGTTGCCCATGCCCCACGCGAGCGACCCGGCCTTGCATGTCAAGCACCGATCCTTGCGATTGGTCTTGACCCACAAAAAACCGATCGTCTTGAAAGTGAAACCCCACGCCTCGATCGTTTCGTGTGCCTCGCGAGTCATGGGAAAAGTCGACCACAAGAAAAGCACCGCGTCGTCGGCCGCGAGGTCGGCAACCGGGAGCGCCTTGATCTGTTTCAGGTTGAGCACGGGATACTTGTAAACAACGCCGCGCTTGCCCGAGTTGCCCTTGTCCCGATACTGCCACGGGGGATCCGCATAGATCACTTTGTAGTCGCCTGGCATCGTTTCAACTCCTCGACTCCCGGGTGCTTGAGACACGCGAAGCGTTCCACACCGGAGATCACGACCTTGATCGCAACAACGTCGGCCGGCAATGGGGGGCTCACTTCGTGCCTTTTGAGTTTACGCTTGCAGATAAAGCACTCGCCGATTGTTGTTTTCTGTTTCATGTGCCGCGACTCTCCGACTCGGCGATCTCCTTGTCAAGTTCCGCAAGGTCGGCCGGGAGCGTCTTGATAAACTCGCCGTTGCAATCCGGCCGGGTGTGCTTGCCGTCGTACCCGTTGCAACCGGAACACACCGCCCGGCCGTCCTCCTCGGCAATGATCCGGTCGACCGTCTCCTTGCAGTCGCGCGCCTCGTATCGTGCGAGGTCGTCTCCCTCGGGCTTGACCTCAATGAACCCGGCCGGCGAGGGTGCAACGAGATCCTCCTTGAGACCCTCGGCGATCTCCTCGGCGCTCGCGCCTGTCCTCGCTTTGTTGACTGCGTTCGACGCCGCTTTCTTGATCGTCTCCTCGACTTTCGGCGACCGGCCGAGTGCAGCCTCCTTGACCGCCTCGCCTGCGACCCTGTCCGCGGTGTTGTCGAGGAGCTCGTTGAATTGCGCGCGAGTCATGGGTGCGTTGTCGTCGGCGTCGGCGATCGGTTGAATCACGATCATGTGAGTGCAGAAAGGACACTCGACCACGTATGCCGTCGGCTCCTCCTTGAGCTCGACCGTCGCGTCGCAATTGGAACACACGACCGCCTCCGGCCACCATTGGATCCGTTTGTGCTCGAGCAACTCGGGATCCGGCGAGGAGGGAGGCGCCGCGGGATCCGGGCCGCTCTCGATCGGGTAGTCGTCGGATCTCACCCTCTCTTGTATCGCCGAGAAAGTCGATCCCGCGTGTTGGATCAGATACCCGTTGTAGACGACACCCTCGGAGACAACGACAACGAGTTTGCCCTCGAGCGCGCATACTTCATAGATCCGCTTGAGACCCTCGGGCACCGGATCCGGCTTTCGGATAATGTCGACCCCGAACATGATCAGGCTCCTTTCGCTTTCTTTTCTTTTTCCTCGTCGGAGATCCGTCGTTGGGGCCCGCGTTGTAGTTTGGTCTTGTGCTTGTCAAAATCCTTGACGTCGTATCTCTCTTGACCGGAACGCTTGAAAGCAACTCGGAGCGCGTCGCGCTCTGCTTTCTCTTTTGTTGCACCGGTCCCGACATACATGGTCTCGCCGTCCATGAGCTCGCACCGGTAGAAATTCCCGCGCTTGGGTTTCGGTTTCGGCTTGTCGGGCTTTTTCTTTTTCGTCGGCCGCGGCCGTCGTCTAGTCGGTTGCATGATCCTCTCCCATGAGATCGACCGCGACCAACCGGCTCACGTCGACCCGCTTTTCGGGATCACCGTCGAGCTCGATCACGATCGGCACCGGAACACTCTCACCACAAAAGCGGATCTCCTCGGTGATCAGATCGGTGAATCGCCCGGCGAGATAAATCCCGTCTTTGGTCTCGACCTTGACCTCCTTGCCGAGCATTGCCTTGACGTCGATTGTCCAATTCAACTCGCTCATTTTTTTCTCCTTGCATTGTTTGGAACAGAATCGTTTGCTTTTCAAAACCTCGGTGCGGCACGTCTCACAAAAACCGCACCGAAAGAAAGTGATCTCTCCGACCTCTCGCATGTTGCGAAAGTACAGGAGCTCGGCCGGTGTCATGTAATCCTTTTCAGGATTGAACTTTTGCCGGACGCTTCGGAAATTCCGCAACACCATTGACGATCCTCCTCGGCACTCTGATCCCGAGTTTCAGATTCCAAAACATTGCCGCCTCCTCGGGATCAATAAAGCGGTGCATGTAACGCTTGTGAAAAAGGAGGAGCTCGTCGGATCCGGTGTCGTCGATCCGCTTGACCTTGTAGACTCCGAACACGTCGAGCACAGTCTCGCCGGTGATCGCGAAATAGTCTTTCGGGTTGCCGCGATACTTTTTGATCTTCATTAGGTCGCGGATCATTTTCGTGTTGAGTTGCCTCCGACCCTCCGGTGTCGTCGGTATGTTGGTCTCGACTTTCTTTTCCTCCGGCGCCTTGCTTTCTTTTTCCTCCGGCACAAGCTCCTCCTATTGTTTCGGCCCGACTGGATCCATGTGTATGAACTCGAGGCGTTCCGGTGTGATGATCCCGGCATCCTCCGGCGAGTCAAGAGTTGTCTCGGCCCACTTCATAACGCCTTGAATAAAATCCGCGGCGATCGACTCCGACTTGATCGGCACTCTGATCAATTGCTTGGTCACCTCGATCGCCGAGGTGAGAATCGCACCGCCGAGGAGAATCACAAAGCGTTGCAACGACCGGCCTTGTCGTTGCCATGTCGTCGCCGCTTGCGCGATCGATAGAAAGATCGGTTGAAAGATCGCTTTTTCGTCGTCGGCGATTTTCATGCCGCCCTCCTTGTGATCCATTCCCGACCGAGTATGTTGACCGGGTAGGCTTTCGTCGTGCGGTTGAAAACCTGGATCTCCTTTTCATGCAACGACGAGAGCATGAGCGTTCCGCGTCGGAGCTGGATCTCGGTCCAAACGAGTTGAGCAACCGCGAAAGCGTCAGCGAGATCCTCGCTCGTCTCTCGGTTTTCTTTCTTGCCTGGTTTCGCCGGGAGGTTGTATCGCGAGAAGTCGACTCCCCAACGCTCCTTGACCGCGGCCTCGATCCACGCCTTGTCGGCGTCGCCCCGGTGGGTCGTAAACATCTTGACCGAGCCCGGGTCGTGCAACCTCACTCGAGCCTTGACGTCGAGCGCCGCCAGTCGCGCGATCCCTCCGAGCTCTCCCTTGTAGTGTGCTCCGTGCGCGCCGCCGTCGAGCGCATAATCCTCGATCCCTACATAGGCCGGGCAAGACCTGATCGCGTGCTCGACGAGATACTTGCGCCAGAACAGGATCCGATCGATCGACTCTTGCATCCGATCCTCGCACTTCGGGATCTTGATCAAGGTGCCAGTCTTGGAACGCTTCGCACACCCGACCCGGTCGGAGACATACCAGAATCGACCGAGCTCTCCGTCGACGAGCTCGACAAAGCCGGCATGGTTGAGGGAAAGATCCCACCCTTGCACGATCACTTGTTTCTCGGTCCAGTGTTTTCGGCGTTGCTTTCCCACTATTCCGGGCCTCCCATTGCGCCGAGTAACATTTCGGCCGCGCTTCCCGGTCGGGCAATGTTGAGTCTCTCGGTCAATCCGGTGAGCGTCCGATGATAAGCACGACAAAGATTCTCGCGCAACTCGGCAAGCTCGCACTCGCTCCGACGGATCTCCTCGGATAGTCGGAGCGACTCCTCGATCAGTCGAGCGCGTTCCGTTGCGAGTTGAGTCTCGTATGAGAGCCACAAGATCCCGAACGCCTCAACGACTGCAACGATCGCGAGCACAACCGCGAGAGCTTTGATCGTCTTGCTCACGCCGGCGCCTCCTCCCATGTAAGCGAGGTGCATTGCGCGGCCGGGTCTCTCAACGCGAGGATGTTTCGAGGCATGGCCTCGGCGATCTGTTGTTGGTGAGAGATCACAAACACCTGATTGAATCCGTAAGCCGGCAACCGTCGGAGCAACCGGATCATTGCCGGGAGGTGATAATCGTCCATTGACCCGCCGACCTCGTCGAGGAAAAGGATCGTCGCTCCGAGGAACCGAGAGATCACAACCCGGGTCGCGAGCGCGAGGAGATCCCGGCCGGCGCCGGAGTCCTGATCGAACTCTTGCAACCGGTCACCCTCTCGGACCATTGGTCGGAGCTCGTCGGATTTCTCCCGGCCGCGAGGTGCTCCGCATTGATCGCAGAACTTGACCCGCTCACTCTCGGGGAACACTTCGCCGCAACCCGAGCACGATCTTTCCGGCCGGCGCAACTCTCGCTCGAATTCAAACTCGAGACGGTGATCGGTGCCGAGCTCCTCGAGGATCCCGTTGACCTGATCCGCGATCTCGAGGAGAGCATCCTCGATCATCATGCTCGGGATCCCGGTCTTGCCGGTGATATGCCGGAGATAAGAGAGCAACCGTCGCTCGGTGTTGTGTCGCTCGAGCTCCTCGGTGAGCGCCTCGATCTGTCCGGCCGCGACTTCGTACACCTGGATCCGCGCCTTGAGGTCGGCGAGCTCCTCGGTGATCGCCCGGGTGTCGATCCGCTCCTCCTGTAATGCCTCGAGCGCCTCCTCGAGCTTGGCCTCGACCTCGGCCGGGGTGTCGTCGACCTCCCCGGGATCGGCTGTCGCGAGATACTCCTCGGCCCGTTTCACGCCGGCGAGACCCTCGACAATGCCTCGGAGAGTCGATTGCAGGGGGGCAGCACGGGCCTCGACCTCCTTTCGGGTGTCACGACATACCGTCAACCGCCCGAGCGCCTCCTCGAGGCTCCTATCGGCCGCGGCACAATCGGCGTTTATTTCGTCTTTTCTCGGGCAATCGCCCTTATCTACCGGGCATATTCCGTCGAAACCCTCCTTTGCCAGTAAGCGTTTTTCGTTGGCCTCCCGGCGTGCCGCTCCCTCGGCCTCCCGGGCTTTCGCGAGGTCGGCGTCGACCTCGGCGAGCGCGGTCTCGGCCGGGCCCTGTCGGGCCTCGAGGTCGACCTTGCCGGCGACGATCCCCTCGGCCCTCTCGATCTCCTCGAGAGTCCGGGCCCGTTGTTCGTGATACCGCAACCGCTGTCGGAGCTCCTTGACTTTCGCCTCGGCCGCGGCGACTTGCTCGTTGTACTTGAGCGCGAGCTTGAGTCGGGCATTGACCCGGTCGTGCTCCTCGGTGGTCGGCCGGCCGCGCTTGACTGTTTCCTCGGCCGTTGTCTTGCGCGTCTCGAGATCCGCGGTCTCCTCCTCGAGCTTCGCGAGGTCACGACCGACCGCACGAAACAAAGCGTTCCACACGTCGAGATTTTTCCACCGGATGATATCTGCTTTCAGTTGGCCGGAGGTCGCCTCGAGGATCTTTGTGAGGTCGCCTTGCTTGACATAGCACGTCTTGAGAAAATCGTCGCGACTCATGCCGAGGAGCTCGACGATCTTTGGGTTGCCGTCTTTGATCCCGACGAGCGCGTCGCCGATCGAGAGCGAGCTCTTGACTCGGCCGGTCTTGCCTCGCGCCAGTCGACGAGAGAAAGGCACGAATTGATTTCCGACGTCGAGACCGAGCCCGACGTCGAGCTCCTTTTCGCCGTCGTGAATGTGCTTGTCGATCGTCGAGAGACCTCTCGCCTCTCCGAAAAGCCCGAATAGGATCGCGTCGAGGAACGCACTCTTGCCGGCCCGGTTGGATCGCGACTCCTCCTCGGTGTACTTTCCGATCACTCCGATCACACCGTCGGGGAAATGCAAGAGACTGTGCTCGCCTTTGAACGGCATGAAATTGCAAATCGTGCTCATGCGGATCCAGACCGACGCCGGCGTCGGCCGCGAGTCTCTCTCGAGGTTGCTCACCTCCTCGAGGTATCCGTTGAGCCTGTCGATCACAAAACGCCGGTTGACGTGTTTCGGCTTGCGCTTGTCGAGCCAAAATTTCGCCGCGTCGATCGGCTTGAGGTCGACCTTGATTTCCTGGATCCGTTTCTGTATCTCATGCACCGCGATCCGTTTCGGTGGTCTCACATAGTGAGCACGCTCGCGGAGCATGTCGACGAGGTGCTTGAGATACTGATCGGTCGCCTCCTCGTCGCCGGCGCGATACCGACACACGATCTTGACGATCGCCCCGTCGATCCCGTTGCCGGTTGGATCGATGTTGGCGATCCCGGTCTCGTTGTCGAAACTCGAAAACTTGAACCGGTCGATCTCGAGGTTGATCATTTTCCGAGTCGGCACCGAGTGAAACTCGAGCACGCCTCCCTCGAGCACTTCGGCCTCGGCCGCTTTCTTTGGTCGTCTCACCTTTCCCATGTCACACCTCGAGGGTTACGAATCCCTTGTTGCCGTCCCGGTCGCCAAAGTCTGTCGGGACCAATGATCCAGGAATATCGATCTGGCCGACTCGTTGCCGCTTGTGAATGTGCCCGTTGACGATCGGGCATTGCAACCGCTTCGCGATCTGCTTTGGGATCTGCAAGTCACCTCCGACGAGGAACGCTCCCTCGGTCCCGGTGGTCGCGCCGTCGCAACTAAGGTGCGAAAAGACCGCGTCGACTCCCTCGATCGCGGCCTCCTCAAACATTTCGTCGACCACACCTTGAGCGTTGAGCTCACCGTCGGAGAGGTGCCGAGCTCGAGCGTCGGAAAGGTGACATGCAAACAAGAACCGCTTGCCGTCGATCGTCGCAACGACTGGCGACTCGGGAATCAAGGTCTCTTGCGACCACGATATCCGGCGCAACGGCTCGAGCGCATCGGGCGCCGGGATCGGCTTGCCTCCGATAACCCGGTGCACTCCTCCCTTGCCGACGTCGTGGTTGCCCGGAAAGATCACGGCCGGGCACCCGGCCTGATACAGGATCTCGATCGCCGCGGCCGTCTCCCGGGGCTCGGGTGCCGGCCGGTGGAATAGGTCGCCCCACAAGACAAAGAGATCCGCGTGATGTGTTTTCGCAACGGCCGCGCGCAACGCACGGATCGTGTCGTCGAAACAATCGTACCCGGCCGACTTGAGCCCGAGGTGCACGTCACCGAAACCGAGGATCCTCACGACTGCCTCCTCGCTTGCTCGTTGAGCTTGCCGATAAACCAGTCGAGCACTTTCTGATCCTTGAGGAGGTGCTCGCGGAAATCCTCCCAACCGCCCGACACCTCATGCACCTCGTCTCCGAATGTCGCGAGAACCCGCTTGCGGTTGTTGTCAAGCACACCGCGGCGTCGACCCTCGGCAATCGCTTCGCGGACATAGTCGAACCCGGCCGGCGTGTCGCCTTTCCCGGTCGAGGTGAAAAGAGATCCCTTTTGCGCGGTGAATCCGTCGACCTTGTTTTTCTCGAGCTTGTAGTGATGCTCGACCCCAACGACGACCGCGTTCTCCTTTGTGCCAACCTTGACCGGCGTCGAGTGAGTGCACTCGATCCTGATCGAGACGTCATACAAGAGAGACTCACCGAGAGTCGGCTTGCGCTTTTTGTCGAACGGCCCGGAGGTCTCCATTTTCTGTCGCTCTTGTAACACGATCACAAACGTCGAGTTGCTCCGATAGGCTTGCGGCACAATGATCTTTGTCCAGACCGAGACCCACAACGCGGCCATAGGAAACGATTTCTTGATCCCGTCTTTCATGATCGTGTTCCATTGTTCTTGAGGGATCAGTTTCGTAAGCGTGTCAATCCCGATCGCAAGACCCATTGAGTCAGGCAACTTGCCCGCGGTCTTTCCTTTCTCGAGGTTGTCGAGGTTGAGTTGTATGTCGCCGAATAGCTCGTCCATTGTGAGAGGCATCTTGAAAAGAGTATCCTCTCCGAGCACAAGTCGATTCAACCAACGCGACTCGGCCGAGAACTCGCATTCGTACAACGCCGGCACGTCGAGCGCACGGCGCAACGACTCGAGGAGCGCGGCCGCGAGAACACTCTTGCCCGTTGAGTTTGGACCGTGGATCACGATCATTTTCCGTTTCGGAATCCCGCCGACACCGGTTGCCCGGTTGAGCGACGTGATAATCGTCGGGCAAATGATCTCCTCCTCCATATCGTTGACAGTGATCATGCCCTTGACTCCTTTGGACACGATCGCAAGCGCCTCTCTCATGGAAGGTTTCGGTTTGTTCTTTCTCGCTTTGCCCATTTCTTGCCTCCGAAAACCGGGCGCCGAGTCGCGCCGGGAGGCGAGACCGGGTCAGTCTCAAATCGACGGACCCGGCGCCCGCCCACTCTAAAACGGCACGTCGCCGTCGGCCTGCATTTGCGCCTTGAGTTTCGCGTGCACGTGACCGCAGAGCTCACACCGGAACGACGGCACCATGAGCTCAACATCCTCGCCGCACTCCTCGCACTTGACCCGGATCGGCTTGTTGTCGATCGACGTGTCGCCGGCCGGCTTGCGTTCCTCCTCGGCCGGCTTGCTCGCCGGCGCCGGAGTCTCGGCCGGCTTGCTCTCGGCCGCGGCCGGAGCTCCTCCCTCGACCGGCTTGCCGCACCGCTGGCAAAACTTCGCACCGGCGCCGAGATTGTTGCCGCACTCAGCACAGAACGATCCGCCCTCGGCCGCGGGCTTGCTCTCGGCCGGCTTGCTCGAGGGTGTCGACTTTTCCGCGGCCGGCTTGCTCGCCGTTGCCTTGCCTCCGGTCTTGCTCGCGACGTAGTCGGCGAACACCTCATAAGGGATCTCGCGTGACACCCAAGAGGATTCGATCCCTTTCAACATTTCGCCGGCCTCGTCGGGCGCGCACATCTTGCCGAGATCAATGTCGAGCTCGTCGGGAGTCGCGAGCATTATTTGCTTGACGTCGTCGGTCACCGGCACAAGATCACGATCCATTTTCTCGGCCTTATACATGAGCGAGGGATCCGCTTTCGGATCATACTTGAGCTTGAGCGGATACGGATCGAAAGGGTGTTCCTCCTCGCCGTTGACGAGAGTAAGTTGACCCTTGCGGAGCTTGAGCTCGTATCCCTCGGGGAGCTCGAGGTTGCCCTTGAGCTCGCCGCGATCCTCGATCTCCGAATCGATCACCTCGATCATTGCGGTGCCGAGAGTTTGCGGCATGGTCGCGATCTGCACCGACTCCTTGAGCTTGTCGGTTGCTTTCGCTCCCTCGGGGATCCAGACGAAAGCGATCTCTTGCTTCGCTTTCGGGTCGCCCTTGTATCCGGCGTCGCCGGCGAGCTTTGAGAGAGACGCGGTCACCGGCTCGCCGTTTTCGTCTCGGCCCTCGAGGAGAATTGTTTTGCCGTCGTGCCCTTTCGCTTTCATTTCGATCGCGAACTCTTGCAAGAGACACGTCGGGCAATCCCCACTCGGCACCGCCTGGCGTTCCTCTCCGATACAGTTGTACCGACGGTTTCGGAACTTGGTCACCGTCTCGCCGTCTTTGCGATACTGCTCATAGATCGGGATCGACCCGTGACAGAATCGCTCGAAAAGACCGACGATCGGGTGCAAGTGTCCTTTCTCAAGTTTCGTTTTCTTGAGCGCGAAGTATTTTGAACCTGTGAAATTTCCGCGCTCCGCATCTTTCTTGAACTTCGCTCTGTTGACTTTACCCATTTCTTGCCTCTCCTTTCTTGCCCGCTATTTCCAGCGGGAGTGTTCCTCGTCGAGCCTGTCGTCGACATTTTTCTCGGCAAAGTCGAACGCCTCCTTGTACGTGTCGCCCTCCTCGAGCTCGACTGTCATGCCATATCGAAACTGTACCGAGTTGTAGTCGCCGAGGTTGACGGTCCGACCTTTGCTCACGTTTACGGTTATGACTTTCACGACTGATCTCCTTTCACTCCTCCGAACACGACCTCCTTTTCCTCGGATAGGAGGCGCGCTTGTGTCTGCAACAACGACTTTCGATCGGCCCATTGCTCGGCGAGCGACTTGCAGTTGTCCCGGATCTCTCTGAGATCCTCTTGCTCCTCAAGGAGTGCCTTGTATCTCGGCGCGAGTGCCTCGTTGCTCGCGAGCTCCTCGTTGACCATGTCGACCGTGATCTGTTTTTTCGAGGCGAGCTTGTTTGCTTTCAACCATGCGTCGCAATTCTTGGTCGCCTCTCGCTTGAGCTCCCTCATACGTTTCGCAAATGGGATCTTGAAAAGCTCGCGCTCGCGCTTCGCCTTGAGAAAGATCATGTTTGCCCGGTATGCGTTGAGCGCGGCGCCGTTGATCGCGGCCGAGAGTCTCATGCGATCCCGATAGTCGTTGGCCGGCATGGTCGCGATCTCCTTGAGTCGCTCATACTCCTTGACCACGTCGATCGCGAACGCTCGCCGGAAAAATTGCACCGGGCCCGAGGTGCCCTCCGGCGCCGTCGTTGTTGGTTTTCTCCGTTGCCCGACTCTAACCTTGCCCATTCGTCGCCTCCCTGTCCCATTGCTCGGGACCATGATAAACCCGATGACCGACAATTTTCTCGAGTCCCTTGATCAACTCCGGCCGGAGCGCGACCTTGACCGGTGTCGAGAGATCGACCTCGATCCCGTCGACTCGGAGGTCGAGTTGCACCGGATGCCCGCCCGGGTATCGTTCCATTTCTGCCTTGAGCTCCTCGAGCTTGCCTCGGTCTCTCGGGTCGAATCGGAACACAACCGGCCGGGAGTCGTCGAGATCAACCGGCCGCTCAAAAAGATCCCCTTGCGGTGCATCGGGTCGCCACTTGAGCAACCGTTTCCAAGTCGCCTCTTGCTCGGGAAAGCAAACCTCGAGCACCCGTTGCGTCGGGGGATAGACTTTCCCCCAATACAACCCGGCGTCGTATTCACCGTCGAAGTCGTCGACGTGCACGGCCTTGAGTCGATCGCCCTCCTTGCCGACGAGGATGTACGGAATTTTCATCCCGACGTAAACCTCGCGGCCGGTGTCTCGGAGGTGCTTCGCGATCCGCACGTGGATCGTTTCGGCCTTGTACGACTCGAAAGGTTGCGAGAGAGTCTCGGCATACTTGAGATCGTCGGTCGTCGCCTCTCTCTTGAATAACTTGATCGCCCATTTTCGCACGACGGCCTCGGCGATCCGGGCGGTCGGCGTGCGCGACTCGAGGATCACCTCGATCATGCGGCGTTGTAACTCTCGCGCGAACCGCGTGTTGTCCGAGCGTATGAGCTCGAGCCCGCGAACGTCGACCTTGCCGGTTGCTTTCTTGCCGGCGTATTTCTTTTTCCGCGTGAAAAAGATCCGCAGGAATTCGGCGTCGACCTTGAGACGGAATCCACCTGTCTTTGCTCCGCGGCTGTCTGCATACTTGTCGAGCTCCTCGGCAACGAGCTCAATGAATTGGTCGGCGATCGGAATGGGACACTTGAGGAACGCGGAATCGGTGTCACCGTAGATCACCGGGATTCCTTTTTGCCTTGCGAGATCGAAACACGTTTTGATCGCCGCTTGCCCGGTGAGCGTGATCGCCTCGCCGCACCGCGGTTGATAATACCGGGTATAGGGTGAGCTCATGCCTCCGAAAAAAGCATTCGCGAGGATCTTGTAGACCATGCTCGTTTGCAACGCCTTGAGGTGTTCCGGTGTGCCCTCCTTGCCGGCTTTCTCGAGCTCGACCGCGCGCCTGTAAAACTCTTGCCGGCCGTCGACCGCGATCCGGGAGACGGCCGGGAATACTCCCTCGGTGTCGGTGCGGAACACCGACCCATTTGCGGCCGTCGCAGTCGGCGCTTTTATCGCGACCGCTTGCTCCTCCTGTTTCATGTAGGTCTCGGTCGAGATATTGAAAGCCATAACTATATTCGGATACAGGCTCGAGAAGTCGAGATCGACGACACCCTCATGCAATCCCTTGACCGGAGGCTCGACGTGTGCACCCTCAAATTTTTCGCGCTCGGGTGCGTCGTCGCCGTACCGTTTCGTCGGGAAATGTTGCGAGTTGTGCGCGCCATGATGCAACACAAACCCGTCGGTGACATAGGCTTGCTTGAGGGATCGACTACATAGGAACCGCTTGCACAAGTGCGAAAGGATCGAGTGCGTCTTGAGATACTCGAGTTTCTCCTCGAGCTCGAGCATGATCTCGACGTCTCGCTTGTTGTATTCCTCGAGCACCTCGCGTTGATTGCGCCAAACCTCGAGCATCTTGTGTTTCGGCACGTCCGGGACTTTGCCCTTGCCGAGAACGGTTTGCGCGATATTCTCGAGAGAGAAACTCACTCGCACGCCCTCGCCCTCGGCGTCGCGGCCGTAATACTTTTTGAAAAGCTCGAGCATGTCGAGAAAGTTGACAAGGCGCCACACCGGAGAAAACCCGAGACGCTTGCACCGGGCCCGCACGACGATCTCGTCGTATGCGTCGCCATTCCACGCGACGAGGAGATCGTGCCGGGAGACCACGTCGAGGAAACCGTCAAGGAGTTTTTTCTCGCCGGCGTCGTCGGCCGTGTCGACACAACGGAACTCAATCTTGTCGGCGTTGTGTTCCTGATATGCGATCGAGAGGATCCGGTGCCCTTCGATATCCTCCCAACCGGTCGCGCCGTCGGTCTCGAGATCGTACCAGAGCACGCGCGGATTCGGATCGAGGTTGACGTCGTGCTCGGCCATATACCGATCGAAAGGATTGACGTCGGCCTCGAGAGGCTCGACCCCGATGTCGTCGAAACCCTGAATCAGATCCCGGCGCTCAAAATAGTCGGCGAACACTTTGACCCACCGGCCGTCGGGTGTCGGCTCGAGACCAACGACGCCCGGGAGTCGCTCGACCCGTCTCCGCTCTCGCTTGACCGCGCCGGCGTGCGCGTAGAAAAACCAATGGTAGTCGATCGAGTTGAGGTATTTCTCGTCGCCTTTCCAAAACGCGAGGTGCACACCCTTTCGATCGAAATATCCCGCGGTGTACTGGCGCTCGCGTTGCTCGCGAAGTGCTTTCCCGAAATCAACCACGCCGGATCAATCCTCCCTCTTTTCAAACCACGCCTTGCCCTTGGTCTTGAGCACCTCGACCCGGAGCACAACGTCGTCGTCGAGATCGATCGCAAGGCGATCCTCGGTGCGCCGGCCCTCGAAAGTGCCCTCCTTGATCAGCTTGAGAAAAGGCGATCGCTTTTTCTTTTCGCCGCTCGACCCGCCGCCGTCGCCGCCGCCCTTGCCCTCGAGTTGATCCTTGAGATCCTTGAGTTGGTCTCGGTCGTATCCCTCGCCGCCGAGAGCTTTTGCCGTGCCTGCCTTGAGCAACCGCTCGCGGTGCTCCTCGTCTTTTGCCGCGACGATCAGTTTCAGTTTGAAGATCCCGACGAGCTTGCTTTGCTCCTCGGTGAGCGCGCCGGCGATCCGCATGTAGTCGGTCGCCATTTTCCACGATATCGCGAGGTCGGCCGCGGCATACTCCTCGAGGGTATCGTATCCCCCGTCGAGAAACAGATTGTCGGCGTCGACTTCGAGGAGGTCTCGGCCGATCATCCAAGCGCCGTGTCCGCTGTCGCCGTCGCGCCGCACGATCGTCTCGGTGTACTCCTTGAGAGTTTTCTTGCCTCCCGGCTCCGCAACCCTCGACGGATTCTCCGCGGTTGTCGGCCCGGCATACTCCTTGCGTTCCCCTGTCGTCTCCGATTCCTCGCTCGCGGCCGCTTCGATCTCCTCCGGTGTCACCTCGGGATCCTCCTCGGTGGTTTCCGGCGCCTGTTGCTCGCCGGTCGTTGTTTCCGCTGGCTTTTCCTCCGGCTTGGAAACTTCCGGCTTTTCCTCGGCCGGAGGTTTCCAACCTCCCGATCCGTCGTCGCTCACATCGAACCCGCAATACCAGCAAAACACGTCGGCCTCGAGCACGACCTTTCGGCACCGCTCGCACTCGAAAGGTTGTTCGTCGCCCGACTCCTCCTTGCTCCGTCGCTCGAGCTCCTCTTGCATGACCTCGAGGAGGAGGTCGGGATCCTCCTTGGCTTTTTTCGGGAGCTTGATCTTGTTCTTCTGTGCATAGTCAAGCGCACACGCTGCAATAAAAGTTACTTCGGGCATGGTTGCCTCCTGTGAAAGGGAGAGGGTTGAAATTTTGATAACTCACTCGGGGAAAAATCCCCGGGATCTTTTCCGTCGGGCATCTTTACAACAAAGAGTTGTCGGTGTGCAAACCAATCGTGTACGTCGATCCCAAACACTTCGCCGGCCTTGTCGCCGTCAAGCCACACGGTGATCCTTTCCGCGAAAAGGATCTCCTCGGCTTGAAACTCGGTGAGCTTCGATCCGCAGATCGCGATCACGTTCTTGATCCCGATCTGCGAAACGCGGATCTGATCGACCCAACCCTCGACAAGGTGCACCTCGCGACGATCCCGGTCGAGGTGATCGAGCGCGAAAATTTCCCACCGCTTCGGCGCCCCCTCGGGTGCAATGGTTTTCGGGTGCTCGTCGTTGTACGATCGTGCGACCCATGAGATCATCGATCCCTTTCGCACGATCGGCACGACGATCCGGCGTTGCTCGCGCCAGTCGAGGAGGTTGTGCCGGGTGACAAACCCGGGCCCGATCCACCGGCCGAAAAGATACTCGCTCGCGGCCGACCCCGGGAGAATCGGATCGGGTGTGAAAGTGTGCAAGGGCTCCTTTTTGGATCGGCGCCACTTGAAACCAATCGGGCCCGGCTCATACGGCCGGAGATTGGTTTCGTAGTCGACCGACCGGAGCTCGGCCGCGGGTCGGTGTGGAACGCGCGCCGGCGTGAGCTCCTTGAGAAACTTGACCGCGGCCGGGAAGTCGCACCGGCGAATCGACTGGATCAGGGTGTAGACGTCGCCGGCCCACTTGCACGACCAACAATTGAACACTCCGTTTTTCGGGTCTCCGGTCACGGCCCGGATATGCCACGACGGATCCCTCTCCTTGTGCCCCGGGTGCGGGCAAATCGCATATAGGTCGTCGTCGCGCCTCTCATACTCGATCCCGAGGGTGACTAGCAAAGCCTCGACCTCGAACGTCTCTCGGAGCTTTCTCGCCTCCCTGGCACCCATCTTGCGGCGTCGACCCTGCAATTTCATGCTCTGCTCGCTCCCTCCCGGCCGGAGACATTGTCTCCCGACCGGTGTCACCGGTGACACCCCTAAACCGGAGCGTCGCCTCCCTTGAATCCGGCCTTGCCCTCCTCGTCGGTGCCCGAGCTCTCGGGCGCCGTGTCGGTGAGCTTTTCGTTGTATAGCCTGGAAACCTCGGGATAGAACTCGGCGATCATGGTCCGGCCGGCCGGCCCGTCGCGTTGCTTCCCGACGTTGATCTCAATGTCGTCGGTCTCCATAAATTTCTTGTATGCCTTTTCACGATGGATCAGGAGAATCAGATCCGGGATCTCCTCGTATCCTCCCGACCCCTTGAGATCCTCGATCCGCGGGTGCTTGTCCTTTCGCTCCTCAACCTTGCGCGAGATTTGATGCACGATCACGAAATGCGTTCCGTACCGGCGCGCCATGTGTTGCACGCGCACAAGCGCGGTCTCAACGTCGTTGGGTGTGATCGTCGAGAGCGACCGCTGAAACAGATCCCAAACCGTGAGATCGTAATTGCCCTCGGCGAGGATCTCCTCGATCTTGTCGAGCGCCGCGTCGTTGTCCCATTTCCCGGAGCGTTTCGCGAGAGTGAAAAACGGATTGTCGATCACCGTCAACCGGTCGTCGGTTGCGAGGAGCTTGTGCACCGACTGTCGGATCAAGTCGCGTTCCTCGAGGGTGAGCTCCTCGGGAAACTTGCGGAGCTTGTTGGTCGCAACTAGAGTCGCCGAGCTCACAAGTTTGTCGATAAACCGGAGGCGCCCGATCTCGAGAGGCGCCGCGAGGATCTTTGGTTTCTTGATCCCGGCGAGGAGACGCCGGACCATGTCGGTCACGAATGTTGACTTGCCGTTGCTCGGCCGGCCGGCGATCAGAGAGACGTTGCCGGCCGCGAATCCCTCGACGAACTCGGAGTCGAGAGGCTCGTACCCGCTCGAGACGAAATGCCCGCCGCCCGCACACCGCGCGTCGAGCACGTCGATCCACTCCTTGCAGGGATCCAGGTTGGCCCCCTCGGTAACCCGGAGAGCGTTCAGGATCTCCGCGGTCTGCTTTATACACTCGGTGTGATCGATAGACCGATCGGCGAGGAGCTCGGTCAACTCGGGGAGAGCTTGCGATCGTATCTGCAACCGGACCGAGTCACGCCGGAGTCGCGCGAGGTGCAATTCTATATTCTTGGTCGGCGTGAGCCCGAAAAGCATTTGCAGGAATTCAAGCCCGCCGTAGTCGGCGCCGTCGGCGAGCACCGCGATCGCGTCTTGGTCCGGCTCGGCCCCCTTGCGTTCGCATTCGACGATCGCCTCAAAGATCGCCCGGTATCTCATGCCCTGGAAATCCTCCGGCGAGACCGACCCGACGGCCCGGCGCCGGCTTACTGGATCCAACAAGCACGCGACGATCACCGCGCGCTCATTCTCAAGGTCGTATGGTTTTGTCACTTGGCACCCCGGCGCATGTCCTTACCACCTACGGGAACCCACCGGCACGTTTTCTCGAGTCGGCCGACGAGACGATCCCCGTGCCCGTCGCCGGCGAGATTGATCCGACGCCGGAGCTCCTCCTTTTTGAAATTGGTTGTCACGACCAACGGCGCCCGATTCCAGATCCGGCCGTCGACGATTTCGTACAGACACTCGAGCGCACGCTCGGTGAGCTTTTCGGCGCCGACGTCGTCGAGGATCAAGACCGGCACCTCGGAGGGATCGGTCAATTTCTCGATCGCCTCGGAGTCGTTGCGAGGGATCCGCACCGTCGGGAGGAACACACAAAAGATCCCCTCGTCGATCAGTCGGTGAATGATCGCACACGCGAGGTGAGTCTTGCCCGTGCCCGTCGGCCCATAGAAAACAACTCCGGGATCCGCTTTCGGATCCCATGTCCTCGCAACCTCGACCGCACCCTCTTTGCCTTTTAGCATGTCGAAAACCTCGAATGTCATTCGGGCGCCGAGGTCGCCGATCCCGGACCGCCAACGCATTTCACCCTTTTGGCGGTCGACGCTGGCTTTTCTCAAACTTCTCAACTTCTCGGTCAAAGTCCTCATGTCGAGCGATCGTCGCTTGCCCATTTTTCCGTCCCACGTATTGATTGATCTTCGCGGCGAAGATCGGGAACGAGTGCGCCTTGTCAACGAGCCACGGATCCCGATCTTCAAAATAGCGTTCCAGTCTAACACCTACCTCCTCGAGCCCGAGCTTTCGCACAAGCTCGACGGCCTTGCTACGATCCCGGCCGGAGACAACGCAACTCGATCCGTACACCTTGCCCCATCGAACCCGGTACAATCGGATCACCTCGATCGCACCCTTTTCGATCTCTGCTCGGTTCGTTGATCTGTTATGTCTTGTTTTTGGATCTAGATCCTGATCACGCTTGTCTATACTATGTATATAACCCCCCGAGGAATTCGCAACCCCCCGGGTGTCACCGGTGACAGGGGTTTCGGGAGACACCGTCTCTCGACCGGTGTCACCAATGACACCGGGACGAATTCGGATCCTCATGCTTTGACCCGCTCGGCGTTCCACCTCGAGGATCCCGAGCGTCTCGAGATTCCGAATGTGTCGGACGGCTTGTCGCCAACCCATGCCGGCGAACCAACCGATCCGATCCGTTGCGGTCTCGGTCCAGTTTCCGTTTTGCTTGCAGAGATTGAAAACGGCGAGTGCTATCATGCGAGAGGCTGTCGGAACTTTTCGGAGTGCCAGTCGATCGATCAGGTTTGCGAGCTCGACGACGTGTTGTTGCCCTTGCTCCGTTGGCACTCGACGACGTTTCGGCATTGCCCCTCTCTTTTCAAAAGACGGGCCCCCTCGGGCTTAGGCGTCGGGGGACCAACGCGGTCGGCCCGAGAGACCCGAGGGAACCCGATTCTTACCCACAAAAAAAGATCAACGGTCTGTGCAGCAATAGATCCTCCGACGCCTAGAGTCGCGACGGTATGGCAAGGGGGATCGTCTGTCAAGAGAAAATTGCGGCCGCGCGGAACTCGTTGCTACAACACAACGAGCGAGTCGCCGGATCGCTTGAGCGATCGGAGAAACGACTCCTTTGCTTTCTGATACGCCTCCGGGTTGTGGCCGTCATACTGAGGAGGGAAAAGATTTTGATCCCAAAAATAAACGCACGTCGCGTGTTGCTTGTCCTCATGCGGCCGGGCCGCGCGTCCGATCATTTGCTTGAGTCGTTTCTTGTGGGTGTGCACCGGGCAGGAACAAAACACGTGCGAGAGCGCGGGGAGATCGAGACCCTCGTCGGCGACGGACGTGCCGACGGCAACCCGGATCGTGCCGGAGCGGATCCCGGAGATAGTGCGGTCGAGCTCCTTGCGATTCTCGGGCCCGCCGATCATGAGCCCGGCCGGCACACCGCGGAGCTCGAGACGCGCGGCCCAACTACGGCACGCCTCGACCCGCTCGTTGAGAATCAAGATCCGCGTCTTGGGATCCTGGATCACCCGGTGCACGTGTTCCTCGATCAAGTCGTTGCGTTCCTCGTCGTCGACCATGCGATTGATCATCCCGCCCCAATCAGGAACCTCGGGCTCGACGTTGCGATCACATACCGGGCAGTATTTCAGCCGGCCGGGTTTCGCTTTCGCTCGCATGTCCGGGGCCCGGAGCTCGGCGTTGCACGTCTCGCAAATGTGAGCGGTGCGGACCGACGACAGATACACAAGGTCGGAGTATCCGGTCGGCACGACCTCGAATTTCACCGGGAGGAGAGACCCGGCCGCGAGACACTCGTCGCGCTTGATCTTGTAGACCTCGGATCCGAACGTCTCATAGATCAGGTGCTCCATTTGATCCTTGCGTCGCTCGTCGGCCGAGGCACCGATCCGATACGCGGCCGGGAAAACGGACGCGACCGCTTGAAAGGTTTTCGCGGCCCATCGGTGGATCTCGTCGCCGACAAGAACGCCGTATCGGTCAAACCAGTCGAGCTTGCCTTTCTTGTACTGCGACCACAAACTCGCTTGCGTCGCGATCGTGATCGTCCCGAGCTTGAACTTGCCCGAGCGGATCTCTCCCGGGATAACACCGAGCCAGTGAGAGACGGCTTTGCGCCATTGGTTGAGGAGAGGGATCGAGTGCACGACAACGATCGCCGGTTGATTGATCTCGGCGATCGCTCCGAGGAGCACGACGGTCTTGCCCGATCCGCAACCGCCCCGGACGATCGCGCCCGGCCGGCCGTTGTCAACGAGGTGCCGCACCGCGGGGATCTGGTATGGCCTCATGGCCCGCCCGGCTCGCAGGGAAAGCCCGGCCGGCTCGCATGAGTGCATCCGGTCGCGTATCGGGTCGAGGCGCCTCTCGAGGCTCGAGAGCGTCTCCTCGACCCGGTCGAGAGACCCTCGAGGGAGAATCAACCAACGACCCTCGAGGGCCCACGACTTGAGCTTGCTCGGCGTGTCGCCGATCCAGTGACCCATTCGTCGCTTTTTGAAAAACGCCGGATTGCTCCGCGTGAATTCCTCGCGGAGTGCATTCGTTGCGCGCGGACCGAGATCGTCAATGTCGAGCACAAGGTGAGTGTCGAGGCGCGTGCGAACCGGGATCACTCCTCGCCTCCGGCCGCAAGTCGACGCCGCACAAGCTCCGACTTACTGATCCCGAGTTTTTCGGCCTCGGCCGTGAGCTCCTCGTCGCGCGCCGGATCGACGTGCACGGTGAGTTTCTTGGTCTCGGTTTTCTTGCGTTGGGTTTGCTTTTCGCCGCACGCCTTGCATACAAGCTCGGCGTCGCAATGTCGGCATTTCATGATCCGACCCATTGGTCACCTCCGGCCCCGGGGAATGTTTCGCGTACCACGGCACGCCGGAAATTTCAAGCAACCGAGAAACGACGGCTTGCGCTCGCCGCGCTTGGATCGCTCGACCATGTATCCCTTGCAGACGGGACACCGCGGGAGAGTAGAGACGGCCTTGTATGCGACGCGGCACCTTGCGAGGAGCGCGTCGAGAAAGTTTTGCGTGCGGTGTGCACGCTTCGATTTCCAAACCGGCTTGTCGGTCTTGCGATCGATCAGGAGCACCCGGCCGGCGTCGGTGCCGACTTCGCGTGCGTCGCCGTTGTGGATCGCGATCGAGGAGTATACCCGGATCTTGACGTCCGGGTGATCATCGATCTCGCGCTCGAGCACAAGCTCGCCGCACCGGTGCAGTCTCACGACCTTGAACCCGGCCGGCTCGAGCTTCGCCTTGACCTCGTCGGCCGTGTACTGGATAAAGCGGGGAGGCATGATCAACTCCTTTCGCGGTTGACTGCATACATGAGCTCGAGACCGTGACCGACAAGGATCGCCTTGCCTGTCGCGATCGCGACGAGCTCCTCCTTGCTCGGAAGCATGTCGACAAACATGTCGCCCGCGGTCTTGAGGAGCTCGAGCTCGCCGCCGTTGTCGTATGCTCTCGCGAGCAACTTGCCGGCATGGTCGCCGCCGATTCCCTTGAGATCGGGATCGAGTGTGTAGGTTTTGACTGACATGAGAAACTCCTTTCCCCTCCAAAAAAAAGACGCCGGCGCCGGGCGCGTAACCCGGCCGCGGGGAGGGATCCCGGTCGGGCCTCCGACGCCGGCGTCAAGATCAACATTCGCATTTCTTGGGGATCGTCCAGACCCAACAAACCCAAAAGTCGCCGGGCCCGTCGTCGGGTCGATCCTCCTCGAGGAGCTTGACCGAGATCCCCGGGGGGTGCATGAAAACATCGTTCCCGGGTGGCTTGAGTCCCGCCTCCTCGTCGTCGGGAGACGGGAGCACGGTCACCTCGAGACCTTTGGTTTTTGCGCGCGCCCGGATATTTCGGATCAAGCAAAAATTGCAAATCCCGTCGCCCATTGGATCAATCCTCCTCGTCGGTGCTCTCGATCTCGAGAAATTCGACAACCTCGTTCCACCGATCCGAAACCTCCTCGAGCGCGTTGCGTTCCGATTCCTCGCGTTGCTCGCGCGCCTTGAACTTTTTCTTGTTGAGGTACGACCGGATCGTCTTGCGGATCAGATCCCGGAGCACGGCCGGCTCGAGCGCGTCGAGCTCCCACGACTCCGATCCGAATTCGGTGATATATCCGGCCGCGCGACTGTCGGAGAGCTTCGCGGGATTCGGAGGAGGATCAAACTCCTCGACTTGATCCATGTTGAGCGCGATCCTGTTGACCTCCATTTGCACGCCGAAAATCTCGAGACGATCTTGTATGTCGCGGGTCATGTCCAGACCGCTCGGGTCGTGGTCGCCGAGGTGAATGATCACCGGCGTCCGGTCGGCCTGGATCATTTCCCTGTAACGGATCGACGCGCGCCACATTTCGGATTGACTCATGTATCCCTTGCACGCGATACAGTTGACGTCGAGAGGCTCGCACGCCTGATCGATGATTGCCTCGAGCGCCTGTTTCTCGACCCAAACCTCGACGTAGTTGTCTTGACCTTTCCACTTGTCGATCGCATACGACGCCGCGGCCGAGGAAATGATCCCGCCCGGTGTGCTCCAATGCGAGCGCCGGATCAGGTTGCGACCGCGATCCTCGATCGCGTTCCAATCGATCTCGCCGGCGAGTCTCGCGTCGTTGATTATCGACCCGAGTCTCTTGTACGACCGGTCGGTGTTGGGAATCAGATCGCTCGCGACAAACCGGTAATACAGTTGACGCAAGGTGAGCACAAGATCCTGTGCTTGGTACGCCTCGACGATCTCGTTTGCTTGCGCGATCACTTCGCGCGAGCCCGCCGAGAAATTCTTTTCGACATAGCAAATGCAAGGCATAGCATCCTCCTTTCGGGTTTCCGGCACCGCCCTTTCGGGCAAAAGTCGGGGAGGGGATTTCACCCTCCCTCGGTGCACCTCCTTTCGATTCAATCGAGCGAGAGAGTCCGCTTGCAATAGGAGCACACGACCGCCCGGCCGTGGTAGTTGTCGGTCCCGACCGGAACCTCGACCGTGGTCTCTTGCTTGCAATGCGGGCACTCAAAACGAACCGCTTGTCGCTCGCCGTCTCCGATCACCGCTTTGATCCTCGCGTGCACGATCACCTCCTCCCTTTGATCCGTAGGGTCTCGATCAGACCGGAGAGAAACGCGCCCCGGGTTGCGGGCGCGAATCTGTCCGGCTTGTATCCGAGCTTGACCGCGTCTTTTTCGATCTCCTTGAGACGCACGATCGCCTCGAGGAGAGGCGCCAGCACAAGCACGTCGCCGACGTGGTCGAGCGAGCACCGCAACGCGACGCACGATCCGCCGACCTTGCGCGCTTCGGCCGCAAGTTGCCGGAGGATCTTGTTGCGAGTCCGCGGGTGCAACTCGGGCCCATCCTCCGGCACGATGCTCGGCCGCGGTGCGGATTTCTGCCGGCGCCGCTTGCCCGGCCGGCGCCGCTTGCCGCCCTTGCCCTCGCCGGTGTTGTCGATCACGATCACCTTTTTCTCCTTGTCCTTTTTCATGCTGTCGCCTCCTCGGCCGCGTAGCGGTTGACCTCCGACTCGTTGACAAAGCGCGACGGGTCGAGCTCGGTCACCTTGCCGCCGACGAGTAGACACGCCGGCGAGGTGACATACAGTTGATCCCGGGCCCGGGTGATCGCGACGTAATACAACCGGCGCTCCTCCTCCGGGTTGGCCGTGCGAGCGTGCGGGAGGATCAACTCGGTCGCGCCCGATACGAACACGACGGGAAACTCGAGACCCTTTGACTTGTGCACGGTCATAAGCTGGATCAGGTTTCCGGTCTCTCCGTTTTTCCGCTTGCGCTTTTCGGCCGCGAGGTTGTCGAGATACTCGAGGAACTCCTTGACGGTCTCGAAACGATCCGAGGTGCGGATCAACTCTCGCACGTTGCTCTCGCGGGAATTCTCCGACGTGTCGGATCCCTCGTCGCGCTTGAGCCATTCCAGGTATTTCGATTCGCGGAGCACCGAGAGGAACACATCGGAGATCCTCGAGCTCTCCTCCTTGAGGATCGAGCGAGCTTTTTTGACCGTCCGGCGAAACTCTCGGAGGTTGCGAAGTTGTGACGCATTGACCCGCGGCAATCTGATCTCGCCCTCGGCAACCATGCGGCACACTTTCCACATTGAGATCCCGCGCGACTCGGCCTCGCTTTGCATTTTCTCGATCGTCTGCTTTCCAATGAAACGGAAAGGCCGGTTGACGCAATCCCGAAACGCCTTGTTGTCGGTGAGCTTGCTTGCGAGCTTGAGGTAGTTGAGGAGATCCTTGACCTCCTTGCGGTCGTAAAAATCGGTCCCGCCGATCACGACGTGCGGGATCGACTCGCGCAAAAAGACCTCCTCGAAAGCCCGGCTTTGCGCGTTGGTCCTATACAGGATCGCGATCTCACCATACTTGACACCGTCGGCAACGATCTCGCGGATCTGCTCGAGCGCGAGCTCGGCCTCGGCGTCGAGGTTGTATACTCGTCGGTATTTCACGGTCGCGGCATCCGGCCGCGCGGCCGTCGCCGATTTCTTGATCCTGTCGGTGTTGTGCTTGATCACCTTGTTGCCGGCGTCGACGATTTCCGGCCGGCACCGGTAGTTGATCTCGAGCTTGACCACGGTCGCGCGCTTCGCATACTCGATCAGGTATGCCGGCACGGCGCCGCGCCACTCATAGATCGACTGATCGTCGTCACCGACGAGCATGATCGACTTTGCGTTTTCGCCGAGGATCTCGGCGAGCGCCCATTGCGCCTTGTTAGCGTCCTGGGCCTCGTCGACGATCACGTGATCGTAAGCAGTCGACCACCGGTCGCGAGCGTCGCGATCGGAACGCAAATACTCAACCGCGAGCATTGGCATGTCGTCGAAAGTGATCAACCCGAGAGAGTCCCGGGTCTCCTCATGCCGCGCGTATGCCTCGTCGAATCTGCGATCCTCCGGGTGTCTCGACTCCTCCGGCCGCACAAGCTCATGCTTGTTGTGAGCGATCCAGGATTCGACCTCGGTGAGGTCGACGCCTTTCCAATCCATTTGAGTGTGCCCGAGGATTTTCTTGAGCTCGAGTTTCATGCGATTCTTGCCGTCGACCTTGTAGTTTGCCTCGGGTGCACCGTCCCGGATCACCTCAAGCGACACCGAGTGAAAGGTGCCGACCCGGGCGCCCTCGTCGGATCCCCGGCCGCGTACCGGGCAACCCTCGGCCGCGAGCCTGTCGTTCATTTCGCCGGCCGCTTTGGTTGTGAAAGTCGTTGCAACGATCCGCTTTGGATCCTGCCCGTCGAGCTCGAGCCTCGACATGCGACGGATCACCGTCAACGTCTTGCCCGACCCCGCAACGCTACACACGACGATCTTGCCCTCGTTGAAAGCAACGACCTCGCGTTGTGCGTCGTTGAGTCCCTCGTATGGATCTGTTCGTGGCATGAGTCCCTCCTTTAGTCGCCTCCCCGTGGTTGGCACGTCTCGCGGCCGGGGAGACCCGCGAGACGGTCTCGCGCTCCTACGCCGGAGCACAAGTCGAGGCGCGCCGCGACGCGCGCCTCGCGAGACCTTGCCGGCCGGTGATATCACTCGGCCGCGTTGGGATACAAGAGACTCTCGAGAGCGTCGAGGATCTCGGCGAGGTGCAAGTGCGAGAAGTCCGGGAGCTTGACCTTTCCGAGGATCTCCTCGAAAGCGTTGTCGCCGAAAAATTGCTCGCGGAAATACCCGCGCCGCTGATCCTTGCTCATGTGATCGTGGATCACTTTCGCGATCGTCTCCGGGGAACACAAACCGTCGTGCTCGCGCCGCGCGTCGTATGCCTCGACGAGGTCATTGAGCAACGACCACGCGCGATCGGCGTGAGCTTGCTCGCGGAGACCGCGATACCACAACGCGCTTGACCCGGCGAAAGGACCGCCGAGGATCTCGAGCATCGTGCGCCGGAGCTCGTCGAGCGCGCGCTTTCTCATGCTGTCGTGACCGGCCCGTCGATGCTTGCGCGTGACCGGCCCGCCGTCGGTGTAGCATTTCATCCGGCCGACTCTCATGTAGGATCGATGCAAGGCGCGCACGACCGACTCCGGCACGTGCGCGAAGCGTGCGATCAACTCGAGCTTTTCGTTGTACCTCTCCTCGGCCGTCGGAACCCGTATCGGTAACCGTACCATGACCGATCTCCTTTCAGACCGTTTCCCAACGGTCGCATTTGCCGGTGCCCTTGCACGTCGGGCACTCCTGATCCTTGACCTTGATCCGCAACTCGGTCGCGCCGGCATTCGGCGTGCCGAAGTCGTCGAGCGGGTCGAGCCCCTCGCAATGCTCGTTCATGATCCCCTCATAGTAGAGCTCGCCGTCGTCGTCGTAGATCCGAAACTCGGTCCACTTGAATTTGTGATCGTCCTCGTCGGGAGGACAAGTCCTCGGGCCGACGACGTCGATCGGGGTTTTCTTTCTCTCGTCTCCCACGACGCCGACCTCCTCGATCCATGAGTGAGTGATCCGCCACTTCGCGAGCGGGTTGCGGTCGTCGTACATTTCCGTTTGACAATGTGCGGGCATGATTCCCTCCTTGGTTTTCGTTTCCCTCGCGCTCCTACGCCGGAGCAAAAGTCGGAGAGCTCCGCGACGAGCTCTCCGCGAGGTCAATCTCCTTTCTTATGAATACCCGGCCGCGCGAAACAGTCGGGTAATGTGGTTTGTGTGAAACTGCCAGAGCATGTAACCGCGATAGATCGCCCGGAAGTATCGGACCGACGGATACCCGAGCTCGGGATCTCCCTGTCGGAGATACACGTGCACGGTGCGCCGCTTGCCGTCGAACATTTTCACCCGGACCTTGACCCGCTCGTATGTGTACGGCACACCCTCGCAAGCGTCGAGGTGCGCGAGATCCTCCGGTGTCACCCGGTAGACCATGCCCGGCACGTTACACCCTCGGCTCGACTTGTAGACATTCGCGACGGCGCCGGCCCACCCGCGGGAGTGCCCGACAAACTCGAGCGAGTATCCCGGGAGGAACGCCGGACCAACGACGAGCGAGTCGGGACAACGGCGAAACATCTGATCGACGTCGAGGTTGCTCCCGTAGGCAAAGACCAACACGCCGAGCTTGAGTGTTTCGTTGAGACTCGGCCGGCCGTAGTCGCGCCGGCCCTTGCGTAATATGGTTTTCGGTTTCATTGCCGGCACTCCTTGACGCGACGCATGGCCGCGCTCTTGACCGAGACCACAAACGCCGCGATCGCGAGCTCGAATCCGAGCTCGATCGTCAACCGCTTGATCTCGTCTTGGGTGTCTTTGTAATACCCGAGCATGTCGCGATAATCCTCCTCGAGCTCGATCTTGATATGCCCGGCCGCGACCGACTCGTTGTTCTCGGGATCCTCGAGGATAAAATTCGCGGTGCGCGAAACGAGCCTGTCGAGTTTTCCGCTCACCCGATACTCGGTCACGAACGCCGAGCTCAACCTCACCGCGAGCTCCCTCCATTTTGCTTGTGCACTCATGGCGCCCTCCTACAACTTGTTCCGGTGATCCATTGTCGCGAGCGCAAAGAGCGTCGCGAGGTTGACGCGGATCTTGTTGCCGTCGTCGTCGGTGAGGATCACGATCATTTCGTAAGGACCGCGCCGCTTGCCGGTGCGGGTCGTGTACTCGCCGCCGTGATCGCCGTGCGCGTTGTCAAAGCAGATCCCGCGGACCTTGGCCTTGACTCCGTTGGGACAGTCGGGCTCGTGAAAGTCGAAACCGACGTCGTTCTTGTTTGCGAATTCGACGATCTTTTTCCTCGTCTCCTCGAGGGTCATTCGGATCCGTCTTTTTCTCATGTCAAAGTCGTGCATGGTTTCCTCCTTGCAAGGTTTCCTTGCCTGTTTGGGTTTCCGATCCCGTATCGCCGGGACACAAGTCGGGGAGGGTTGCGATTCCTCCCTCGGAAATGATAAAGTGGGGATCCCGGCGCCGGCCGTCGCGTCGGGGAAACGCGAGACATTGGGAGTCAATGCCTGTCGGGCCGGATACCGGGATCCCCTATCTCGAACACTTTTCAGTTTCCGATCCACTCATACCGGCCGGAGTCGGTGTCGACCTTGAGCTCGCCGACGTGGATCAAGCACACGACGATCTCGCTCACGCTCCGAGCGCCGATTCCCTGTCGTGCCGCTTTCGGAAAGATGCGCCGCATTTCGCCGCGCGGGTTGGCAATGAAGATCGCCCGGAGATTCCGGGTGTCGATCTCTCTGTACTTCCGTCTCTGCTCGACTGTGATTTCGGGTGTCATGGTTTCCTCCTCACGACGCGGCCGCGCCGTATTTCGCGTCGAGGTGCGCGCGCCAGTCGCCGCACTCGATCGCCGGCATTTCGCGCCGGCCGTAGTAACCCTCGGGGTTGAGCAAGTAGATCCAAGCAACCGATCCGTCGGCGAGCTTGATCCGCTTGCGCTGGTACAACCGAGGAACACCCTCGAGACGATCGAGATCCTCGAGCGTCTCGTCGTTGACCCGGTAGACCTCGCCGACGATCGCCGTTTCGCCGTCGGTGAGTGCGGCCGGGTAGTATCCGCAATCGACAAACCGGAAAGCCGGCCGAGTCGTCGCGGTGCCGAGGAGCTCGGAGTCGCCGAGCACCCTGTGATTCGGCTCGCCCTCGAGGAGCGTGCCATACACGAACACTTTGCAAGACATGGTTTCCTCCTTTTCGGTTTCCTTGTCGTCGCCTGTCTCGTCAGTATCGGGAGGCGATCCCCGATAGACGCCGGCGCGTTGCCGGCGTTTCGACACCCGGGCGCCGGAGCGCCCGGGGTTGAGGTTGACTTACACGCTCGCGTGATTCTCGACGTTGTTGTTCCGGCGAGCGTGACCGCCGCGAGTCCGGCCAGTGTTGGCCGACCGGGAGGATCCCGGGAGGCGCTTCATAAGGTGCTTGCGGACATTCTTGAACTCGGCGCCGATCATGCCGAGCTTGATCATCCACTGGCGAAAATCGAATTTCGCGGTTTCGGGATTGAAAGCGCGCTGCTCAACCGAGGCGCCGCGGCCGTTGCGACCCTTGGCGACGACTGCGAGAGCGAGCACGACGTAGGAGCGGATTTCGCCGGCGTGCATGGTCGAGTTGAAGCAACGAAATTCGATGGTGCCGTGCGACCCATAAAAAAGGTTGTGCAGGTTGATCGCGTGATACCGGCTCGAGTCATACTTGCGATAGGTGCGCGACTCATAGTTGCTCTCGCCGTACCAAGCGGCCGCGAGCTTGTTCATGGTCTTAGGCTTGGACCGGAGGATCCGGGGGATCACGTCGCGGTTTGCAGACGCGGCCCAAGTGCGAGCACCGTTGGTGCCGTAGGTGCGACCCTCAATGTCGAGCGCCTTGACAATGATCCGTTCCTGCCGATTCCAAGTCTTGACCACGTTGACGATCTGCTTGGCGGTCATGTCGCGAGCGCCGACGTGCACGTGAATACCGGCCGAGGAGTGCTTGCGGCAACCGGCGCGACGCATGGCCCGCACGACCTCTTGCAGGGTTTCCATGTCGTCGTACTTGAGGACCGGAGTCACGAGCTCGCCGCCGACACCGGCGACCGACCCGTCGGAGACGACTTTCCACTTGCGACCGTCGGGAGCAACGACGGTGCGGTCGAAGATCCGACCGCCGACAACGGAGTGCACCGCGCGAGCGGCGCGTTCCTGGGTGCAACCTACGAATTCAATTTCGACGCCGAAGGTCTGAGACTTCAGGGTTTCGATATTAGCGGTCATGGTATCCTCCAAAAGGTTTCCTTGTCCGCGACAAGGTCAAAAGGGTTTCAATCTCTCAACTCTCAAAAGGAGCGCGCCGAGGTACGACCTCGCGGCGACCGCCTCGCGGTGCGCGCCCATGTGGCCGACTCTCGCCGGCCGTCTCTCTTTTTTACTCGTGCCCCATGCTTGTCATGTGGCCGTTTCGTCGCCCGGGTCTCGGAGGCATTGTCGGCTCCTCCTTGCTTCGCCCGTCTACCCGTGCCCCGTAGGGTCACACTAGCTTTTGTTGGTCTCGGTGTTTCCTGCTAGCTCCGGGAGGGTTGCCCCGGTGGGACTGTTTCCGGCCGTCCCTGCTTCGCTTCGCCGTTCCTTTGTCAATGAGCAACTATTAGTATGTTACTGCAAACCGCGTGCCAACTCCTGAACTCTTATGTTTCAGCGAGTTAGCCCGTGACGCGGTGCAGAAACGGTGTGTAAAAAGTACATTTTTCATAGTGTGCTTTTGAACATTTTTGCGAGGTAGGGGATCCAGGGCAAGAACTGTGCCGTTGCACAGTTTCGGGCTTGTCTTGGTCTCCGGCCTCATGTTTACAGTATACGGCACCGTTTCGCGTATTGCAACAACTATTTTCGCCGGTACGTTTTCCACTTACGGAACGCATACTTGCAAGCGGCCAACCCCTTGACCGAAAACGAGTTTTCGCTCACCCTCTTGTAAGTGCCTCGTTTTGTTTGGGAAATTCGCGCGAGGCGATTGCGGGCCCTGTGCGGCCTCCGGCCTGGGATCCGGGGTGTCGGGTCGTGTCCGGCCCGGCAAGCGTAGGAGACGCGGAGAGACGTCTCGAGGCGCCTATTCTGGCGCGCCCGGTCTCCCGGGATCCGGGGCCCTGCCTGGCACGGGGTTTGCGCCCGGATCTCGGCCCGTCCTGTGAGGCGCCACAGAGCACCACACAACGAGCACCCGCGATCCGGGCCCGAAAAAACCCGAAAAAAGATCCGTCGGCCTCGAGCTCGACCCGAGATCAGGGATCCGGCCGGTGGATCTCGGTGGGTGCCGGTGGGTGCCGGTGGGTGCCGGTGGGAGTCCGGCCCGGCCGGGAGGTCGGCCTCGAGGTCGCCGGCGCCCGGCTGGATCGGCCCGGGGCCCGGTGGGAGTCCGGCCGGGTGCCCGGCTGGATCCCTCCCGGCCGGGAGGTCGATCCCGTCGCCACGGGATCGGTGTTCCGGGTCTCGCGATCCGGTCGCGAGCTCGAGCTCGGTTTTTCGATTCGGAGGTCTCGCCCGATCCCGACAATCAAGTCGGCCGGACGATCACCGGAGTCGGAGAGTCGCGAGGGTCTCGCGGAGCACGTGCACCTCGCGCGTCGCTTTCGCGATCCCGATCTTGAATTTCTGGAACTCCGCGCTCGCTTCGATCCGCGCCTTGATTTTCCACTCGGACAGTTTCGGATCCTTGTCGAGCTCGGCCTTGACTGCAACGCCGCGGAACGATCGATACTCGGCGTCGACGAGCACGAGTCGCGACTCGGCCTCGCCGAGGAGATTGCCGACCCGGAGGAGCTCCTCGAGGAGCATGTCGCCGGCAAGATCCCGGAGTCGTTTCGGCGTGAGCTTGTATTCGACCTCGTCGATCTTGACGTCGACGAGAGGTGAGTTGTCGATCACTTCGGGTTCGCGTCGTGTCTTGCTCATGCCTGCCCCCTTGCTTGCCAGCCGCGGAGACTCTCCTCGAGCAACTCGAGGAATGCCTCCTCGCCGGCGATTGGTTTTCCAATCCGTCGGCCGTTGCCGTTGCTCACCTCGACAATGTGCGACGCCGGCGATTGTCCGGCGAGCTCAAGGTGCGATCGGAACGCGCGGCAATGGTCTCGCCACGAGCACGGCACCCGATCGATTTCGGTTTCGCCGACCGGGTCGCCGTCGCAAGCGATCTCGACTTTCTCATAGTAACCGACGCACGGTGGGATCTCGATCGAGGTCGGCGTCGATTTAGGTTTCCGCCTTTGCTTTCCCATTGAGTGTTCCTCCCTTGATCTTTTCCCGGATCTTTTTCAGCCGCTCGATCTGTTTGTCAATGTCGCATAGGACACGCCGCGATTGTGAATCGTGTTTGTGTAGCCGTTGAGCTCTCGTTTTTTCTTTCACGACGATCCCCGGCTTGTTGTAGACCTCGGGGAACTCCCCGGTGTTGTCCTCTACTACGGGCTCGCTGTCAAGGGATTCGATCTCCTCGCAGTCGGCGAGGAGAATCTCAACAGGAGTGACTTGATTCTCGCGTGCAACCTCGACGTCGGTTGCCTCCCCGTTTCCCCCCTCTTTTTTGGTTTCGACTTGCACTTTCTTTTTTCTGAAACGCGAGAACGGCCACATGGGAGAGACCTCCCCGATCGGTTTCACTCGACCTCGAGATCGAGTGCGTCCGCAAGTGCCGCGACGGTGTCGTTGAGCTCACGCGAAAGCGCCTGATATTTCTCGACGTACTTTTCTGACTTTCGCTCGAGTCGATCGTATAGCTGCGACACTTGCCGATCTTTTTTCAACGCAAACCAGATCGCGAGCGCCGCGACAAATGCGAACCCGCCCTGCTTTGCGATCTCGATCAAGACTGTTTCCATTGGAGTGCATCCCGCCTCGTTTCAGTTGGCCGCTTTGACTAACTGCGCGCCTCCGTATATCGCGCCAACGGTGACCAAAACGCCGAGACCGAAATAGATCCAACCTGACTTATACCACGGCTCCGGCTTGGTCGCCTCCTCCAGTTTCCTAGTATACAACGCCTCGAGGTCGGCGCGCAATTTGCGCTCGATCTCGAGCGTGCCGTCGACGGTCTTGACCCGTTGCTCGGCTTTGAGCATCCGGGTGAATCGACCCTCGAGCACAAGGAGACCCGAGTGAGGTGCGGGCTTGCCTTTGAGGAGAGGTGTCACGTCGGCCGGCTTGTCGGCCGGGTCGAGAGACACTGTCTCCGCACCGGTGTCGTCGGAGACACCGGCCGGGGGATCTGCTAACACGGCCGGAGCGACTGACAAGAAAGCAACGAGAAAAGCGACAACCGCGGATCGGAATCTCATGTCGACCTCCGGTTTGCGAACTCGGCGAGGCGACGCAAGCGTTCCTCCTCGTCGGTGATCGCCTTGATCGTCTCGAGCTCCTCCTCGCGCTTTTTCATTTCCGCGGTGTGTTCCTCGTGTGCCTTGTCGGCCGCGTCGTGCAATTTCTTTGCTCCGTCTTTCGCGGCCTGCAAGATTTTCGGTTTCTCACCGTTGCTCGGAAACAGTTTCGCGAGCAAGACGAGGATCACCGCGAGCACGAGGAGGATCCACAATCCCCATTTCTTGAACCAGTCGCCGGCCGTGTTGGCTTTCGGGGTCAACTCTTGTTCCCCTTAGTGAGGAGCAAGTGCAACCCCGGCGACGCAACCCCGGCGACTATTCCGGCGACGATCGAAAACAGGATCGACTTGCCCGTCGCAAACGTGGAAAAGAAACCACCGAGCGCCCCGAGTGCGACTGCGAGATAGGGTTTGATCCATTTGATCCCCTTGTCCTCGAGTAGCTTGTCGAGAGGTTTGAAACGTAGCAATAGGAGCAACACGCCGATCACCGCGGCCATGCCGCCAATCCAACCGAGGGTTTCCCAATCCTCGATCGCTTTCTTGATCGCCTCCTTGATCTGATCGGTCGTGACCTCCTCGGCGCCGGTGTCGGTGACAACGCCGGCGTCGGGTGTGCCCGCGTCGACGGCCGGTTGATCGGCCGGTTGCGAGAGCGCCGCTCCCGCGTACAGAGTGAGAGTCACCGCGGCAACCGATGCCACGATGAACGCAACGATGCCTCTTGCTTTCCGTCGCATGACCTCCTCCTTTCGTTTGGGTATCAGTACCCGGTCACATATTGAAAGTGCATCGGATCTTTATATCGCCAACGACCGCCCCACTCGAAACCGAAACGCTCGAAAGCCTCGACGATCCCCGAGTCGAGATCGCCGCGCGTTCCGACGGCGTTGGTTGCCCAATTCACGTCGACCGCGATCCCCCATGAGTGAGTCGAGAGACCTCTCGAGGAATCGTGCATCTTGTGTCGAGGTGCCCACGTGCCGAACTGTCGGATCTCACCGTCGAGACCCTTGTGCTTGATCTCCTCGAGCACTTTCTCGAGCACCGGCACAAGGTCGCGGTGAAAGCATTGCACTCCGACGACCGGGAATTCGTGCCGCACGATATTTTCGGGAAAGTCGTTTGTGATCTCGACCCACCCGGCGCCGGCCTCCTTGAACTCGATCTCGCAGAACTTCGCCTCGAGCTCCTTGAGTCCATTCGGCACCGGCACAAGGATCTCGCGCTCACGTTTCGACCACGCGACAACCGCGGCATTGATCGCTTGCTCGGTTGTCTTGTCAATGATCCCGTCGACGAAAAAGCGTTCCTGAAATGCGAGCACGGCCTCCCGGGTGCGTCGGCCGAAATCACCGTCGATCGGCGCATGGTACAACCCGAGCACCTTGAGGTTCTCTTGCACCTCGCGGACGGCCTCGCCCTTGCTCCCGGTCTTGAGTGCCATGATCGAAACCTCCTCAGTCGGCCGGAGTATCCGCGGCCGGGGAATCCTCCTCGGTCGAGTCGAGCACGTTGCCCTCGCCGTCGGTCACCTCGACCTTGTCCGCTCCCATCTTTTCCTTGAGCCCGGCGAGGTCGACCGGCTTGTCGTCGGCCGGAGGATCTTCGGTCGGAGGTGTCGGCTTGACCGAGCCTCTCCTCGCGTTCTCGGCCATGATCAGGATGTTGACATACGCCGTGCGTTGCCCGACCAATTGCTTGAGCTTGTCGGTGAGTTGCTCGACTTCCCGTTGCGCGAGTCGCAACCGCTGATCGGTTTGGGTGAGCTCGCCGGTGATCTTGCGAAACTGATTCAAGGCGTCGCCCTCGAGCCCGGCCGGCGCCGGAATCTTTCCGTCGAGCAAGTTGCTCATGTACTCATTGACCTGTTTTTCTGTCATTGGCATTGGTCTCTCCTCCTTGTGCCGCCGTTATCGCGGCCAATTGGAAAAAGTGTTCTAGGTTAGAGTCGGCCACATCCTAATGTAATATGCAGTTGTGCCCCAATAGACTTTCATAAAGCGCGCCGTGCCCGAGGGTGTACCAGTCGAGGTAACTCCTGTCAAGGTGACATGGTTTGTACCATACCCTCCGGGATCATCGTTTTTGATCGCGAGCGCCATGTTCCCAACGAGCGCAAGGTGACCCGCTTGATCCGGGTGACACTGTGCATGGATCCCGCTCGCCTGCCACTCGCCGTCGCCCGCGTTATATTTCGATCGAATCGAAAGCGGCCAATTCGTGACCGCGTCCCACGTCGAGTTTTTGAAGATCCGAAACTGCAATTGCATGTTGTCGGGAGATCCCGAAACGACTTGGTGCACGATTCCCATTTGCGCGTCGGTATGGGATCCGCTCGCGTCGAAAAGGAGCGCCGTCTCGCCGTTGGTACTCAAGGATTCTAATTGCAAAGACGAAAGGAATGAGATCCCCGCTTCGCCGCCGCCCGGTGTCCAGTCGACCCGGCCGGAACCGGTGCCCCGGTGGAACTGCACCCAATGGGTGCCCCAAGTATAGTCGTCGTCGCGCGCACCGATCACAAGATCGCCGCTCGAGTCGTCAAAGGAGATCGACCAAACCTTTTCGTTACTCCCGGCGCCGGCGTCTCGAAACATTAGTGCCGCGTCGTTGCCGGTGATCAAGACGTTGTCGGTCGGATCACTGAATATCACAAACCCGTCGGTTGTGAGCGACGAGTTGACGGTGATCCGATCACAGACGAACGCAATCCGGTCGACCGTATAATCCGAGGTGCCGCCTTTCGTGACCTGGATCGCCGTTTCAGACGACGAGTGCGCTTGGTTGTAACTCCTGAGTTGAAACGATCCACTCGAAACGATTATGTCCCAATACTTATAATCGTTGGCCTGATCGTCTTGGTCGAACTGGATTGTCGGCGTTGCGCCCTCGATCTCGAAATTCCCGATCGCGTCAATGCCGCGGAATCTCACCGGGTCGTTTTGGGTTTCAAGCCCGCCCGTTGCCGTTAGGTTTCCGGTGACCGTTGTCGGGCCCTGCAAGTTGATCGTGTCACCGTAGATCGAGACGTCGTCGATCGTGTACGTCGTGTCGTTTTTGGTGATCACAATTGCGTCGGCCTGCGCGGTCTCGTTGTCGTCAATGCCCTGGATTCGGAACACTCCGGCGTTGCCGATGTTGGAAACGATCATTCGGAACTTGCGCTCATGTATGGTGAGACCGACGTCGGTTGTGCGCCAGATAACCCCGCTCTCGTTGACCCGCAAGAGATCCCATTCGTAGTTATTGACGCCGAGCGAGTAAGTGCCGGGATCCGTCGGCTTGATATTGCTCTTGACGTCTCCGGTGAAAACGACGTCGGCAATGAGACCGATCTCGCTTGCGACAGTCTCGCCGCTCCGAGTGAAAGTGATAAAGTTGTACGCCGTGCTCCAATCATCCGACATGCACGAAAATTTCGCGACGACACCGTCGATCCAAAGTTGCCAGTTTCCATAAGTTGTGTTTGTGTCGTCGAGGCGATACCTCGGTTGATCCGCTTGTGCGTAATACGTCGCGCCGTACACGCTGACCCAAGGATATGAAGTCGTGCCGAGGTTGTTGCCTACATTCACATTCCAGAAATCTTGACCCGTGAACTTGTGATCCACGACGACAAGATTGCCGCCGCCAAGGAGCACGACGTCAAGATCGCTTCCCGACGCCGGAGTGAGCTTGATCGATCCTTCTCTCGCGAGCACGACCTCGTCGACGTCGGTTGAGTCGACCACGCGCGCAATCGTGAGAAAAGCGGTGCCGAGTGCCCATGCGTCGGTTGACGTCGAAAAGCGCATGACCTCTTGCCCGGTATAATCGCCGCTCGAATCTTGTTGGATCCACTGGCGCCAATTTTTTTCACTTGTCCCAACCGACGGCCGGGCCGAGCGCCAGTCTTGCCCATAAATAAACTCGAAAGGCTCGGAGCTCTGCCCGATTTCAAGGCCGGACGTTCCTGCGAATATAGAGGCAAACATGGTCAACGAGGTCGGGTTCTGTCCGCTCCGAGTTATTTGCATAAAAGACGCGGCAAGTGTCTCGGCATCGTTGACGCACTCGAAATAAAGATCCCCTCCCGCCGCCCGGACCTGCCAATTTTTTTCGTTGAGAGAGGCGTCGAGCTCGCGGATCGCAAGCAACGCCTCCGTCGGATCGATGATATAAGCATGATTGACATAGATCGAGCGCCAACGGAGCGGAGTCGTATTTTCTCCCAAGTCGTAAACGTCGGTCGTGTCCGGGTTCATGTGACCACCGACCGAGGTTGCGTCGGCATAGATATTCGACACGTACAGATTCGCCCACTTGTTGCCCGACTCGCCGAGGTCTTGCGCCGCGGTGTGCGGAATCGCGTTGCCGGCAAACCTCACGTCGTCTGAAAACAAGACGTCGCCGTCGACATACATGGAATAAGACCCGGAGAAATGCGCGGTCGTGCCGATCCCGACTCCGTTGGTCGGATGCACTTGCAAGAGATTCGCGGTCTCGGCCGCGTTCTTGTGTGTCCAGATCCCCTTGATCAAATGCGAGTCGGAGTCCTCGTCGCCGCACGTGAGATTCTCGGTGATCGTTTCGTCGGCGTTGACTTGCACGACGTCTTGTTGTGTGGTCGTGCCCTTGACCTCGAGGTCGCCCTCGATCGTCACGTTGCCGAGCTCGTCGACCCTGAACACAACCAAGCTCGATCCGCCGCCATCCCACCCGGTGACCCGGATCTGATCGAGATTCTCACCCTCCTCGGCCGCGACCGCTTTGACGTCAACCTTGAGACGATCCGGCGTCGGAAAACTTTCGTACCTTGTGATCTGTGTGAGGTCGGAGATCGGAACGCTCATTACGTTTTGCAAGGTCGTGTCAAAGCTCGACGGTTGCGCGCCGGTGTTGCCGTCGACCGTGCCGATATACGCATACGAATCGTCGGCCGAGAGATCGGTGTCTCTCACAATGTGCGGCCCGACTAGAACAACGGTGTAATCGGACCAAACCGGAGTTTCGCCCGAAAGCAATCCGAGGTCGCCGACGGTTGTGATCTTGTTGTTGCTCCCGTCCCATGTGACCGTACACTCCTCCTTTGCGATCGCTTCGGTCACGGCGTTTTTGGTCGGGGTCGTGCGATAGACGATCACCTTGCGGCCGGCATTCGATACTCCTACCTCGGTGACCGTGTCGACAACAAAAGTCAAGGTGCCGTTGCCATTGTCGACGACCGAGGCCGGCGTGCTGCTCACTCCGACGATTTCCTCAAAGGTGTTCCATTGAGGCATTCCGTCGCCCTGGCCGATCGAAAGCCCGGTCGGGATATATGCACCCTTGAGCGCGACGTGATACGTCTCGCCGGTGATATTCTCGAATTGCAAATCCTCGACGTCGAGATATCTCGCGTATAGATCGAGGAGCTCGCCGGCGCCGTCGATCCCGCTCGGGTTGCCGTCGGTCGGGTATCCGGTGAGCTTGATCTTGTTGGCACCGTCGCCGACAATCGAAATTTCTTGGAAGTATCCCGACGCGCGAAAAACCGACGCGAGAATGTCTTTGTCCCAATCCCGGAAAAACCCGATCACGTTGTCGCGGAGAGTATCGTACCCGAGAATTCTTTGAGCGGTGATCCATGCCCATTTGTCGCCTGTCGCCATAGCAAGATCCTCCTATATGTTGATCAGGATTTCCTCGGAGTCAACCGGGAGACCCAAGACCTCTATTTCGTCACACTCGACCGAGCAAAGAGAATGAAGAACCGCGATCGTACCCTTGTCGAGATCGGGATCGGTCGTGCTTATGATCTCCTCGCCGTCGAGATAAACCTTGATCCGCGTGTTCGCCCCTTCCGGTGATGCCTGGATCCTCAACCCGTACCATGTGTCGGAAAGGAGAAACCGACCGGCCGGGTTCGCATACCAATTCACAAGCGGAGTGAAAGCTCCCGAAATGAATTTCGCAAGGAGCACTTGTTGATTCGGTATGTCGATCACGACGTAATAAAAAGTCCGCGGTGAAACCGATTGCAAATAGAACGCAACTCCGAAACCGAGCCCCGTGTCGTGGTTGCCTTTGACCCTCGCGGTCACGACGTAGTTTTCCCACTCGTCGGAATCCTCAATGCTGCAAACGATACCCTCCTCGGTCGAGTTGTCGGTCAAGCTCACTTTGCCGCCCGAGACTGTCGGAGTGCCGCTTGTGATATCCCATTGACTCACGTCGCCGTCGATCGTGAATTGATCGAGGAACTTGAGCCATACGACGTCGTACCTCTCGCCGCACGGCCGCACAAGTTTGATCACATCGATCAGGAGATCCTTGCTTGCCTCGACTCCCGGATCCACGACTCGGATCGTCGACCAAAACTCGTCGGTGCCCGTGCCGCCCGGGAAACTCACAAGCCACGGATCCCGACCTTGATGCTCCTCGCTCATGATCGTCGTATCAAGGATCCACCGCTTGTCGAACCATGAGAGCACTCGAGCTCGGGCCGGCACGAGAGTATTCATGATCGCAACGAGCGAATCCTCGGTCGTGCGCGAGCGCCACATCGGAACGCTGATCGCAATCAATCGCCGGAGCGTCGCCGCGTCGAGTTGCTCGGTGATATAGTCAAGGTCGGAAGTCCAGCCGACGATCCGTTGCAAGTATTGCAAATGCTCGTCGTCGATATCGGTCACCGACCATAGATCCTTGAGCGCGAAAATCTTTGACTGGATCGTTTTCCATGCCTCTTGTGGGCCCTCGAGCATACGTTGCAAAAACAGCTTGCCCTCTCTCGTCTGATCCGCGTCGCGGTGTGGCTTGATTATGAAATCGTAGATCCTGAGATTGAGCTCCTCGGCGCCGGCGACCGGCTCGAGGTATCCGAGCATTGCCGCGGTCGAGCCCGCAACCGAGAGAGGATTGTATGCCAGATCCGTGATCGCCATTGCTCACACTCCTACGGTTGCGAGATCGTCAAGGTGTAGAGCTCCCCGGCTGTCTGCTCGGACGTCGAGAGATCAACCTCGCTCCCTCGCACGTCGAGCACCGCTAGAACTTGCAACCCCTTGTCAAATGAATACCGCGCCGGATCCCGGAGGTCGGCGTTGTCTCTCATGCTCTCGTCGAAAACGACGGTGCACTTGTTGAGAGTCGACGCAACAACCCGAACGATCCTCGGCTCGGTCCCGACACCCTCGAAATCTTGCGTATCGAAAAGCGGTGAGATCGTGTTGTCCCATTTATCCCGAACCGACGGGTCGACCGTCGCGCGGTAGTCTTTCCCGTCGGTCATTTCGGAACACACGATATCAACATAAGTCGGGTATGTGTCGGCCGGCAACAAAACGCCGCTGTAATACAGAATCGCGGCGCCGGCCTCGATCGGCTCGAGTGTAAAATTGCCAATGTCGGCGAGATCCGCACGCTTCATTTGTCGATCGAAAGTCAACCGCACGGTGTTCTCGTCTCGAGGCACCGCGCTCTCGAGCTTGGTCACGATCGCAACACCGACAAAATCGGCTTGGTTGTTGGGTGGTCCCTGGATCGGATTTCCGGCGAGATCCTCGACGTTGCTCACGGTGACCGTGTAGTCGTCGCCGATCTCGAGTGCAGAGTCGAGCCAGAGCTCGACCCTCGAGCCCGTTTGGATCCGCACCTCGTCAACGCCGGGAGGTGTGGGATCGGTCGGCGAGGTGAGCACGTAATTCGTCGCAAGAGTCAACGCGGCGTTCTGATTCATATCCTCGTCAAAATCGACGTACACGATCACCCCGTCGACGGCCGTTGCGCTGTCGACTGTCGGCCGGATACCGTACCCGGTGAACTCATACGAGTCGTAATTCGGATCCATGTTGACGCCGCGACTCGACTTGACCGTCGACGCAACGGTGACCTCGATCTGTGAGCTCGCGGTCATTTCCCGGTTGAGCGTGATATCGATCCACGTCGGGAAGTCTCGAGCAACCGAGCACGACACGGCCGAGACCGAAACACCGCCAGTCACGACGAAAGTGTAGTTTGCCGGATTGGTCGCGTCGTCGGTCGCGCCCGAGTCGTCGCGTTCCATGTCCTGATCGAAAGTAACCCGCACGGTGAGCTCGTCGATCGCTTCGGCCTTTTCGACTTTCGGCGTTCCGTATTGACCCGCACTCTCGCGATCGGGTCGGAGAATTCGCCCTTTCTCTGCCATGTCACAAACTCCGTTTCTTACGCTGGATCAGGATCCGGCCTTTCTCTTGTGCCGTTGCTCGCGGGTGAACTTTCATGTTGGCGGTTTCCTGACACAACCCGGGGATCCAAATACTCGGATCCGGGATCAGGATCCGGCCTTTCTCTTGCGCTGTTGCCCTTGGGTGAACTTTCATGTTGGCGGTTTCCTGCCTCACGGTTGAAATGGGAAAATGAGTTTTTCCCGTAATGATATTGATCTCGCCGCCCGTGCCTCCCGGTGTCGGCGCGCCGTTGCGTGTCCAGGTATGACCGCCCCATTCCTCGACGTATGTTGCGGTCGCCGCCTTGCGAAAATACATAGTCGCCTCATGATCCGAGAGTGTCCAAGGCATGACCGTTTGCCGCCAGAGTCGACGGATATCAAGATCCGCGAGCTCGCGCGCGATATATCCGGTCGCGTAAATCTTGCCGTCCCATTCGTGATCAGTTGCGGCGCCGTGATGATATCCGATCGCAACGTCGGCCGAGGTGTCGAGGTGCACGTCTCCGACGGCCGAGAGATTCTCGAGTTTGTTGAGCGTCGCCGCCCCAACAAATCCCATGTAAAACCTCATGCGACCGACGCCGGCGCCGATATACCGATAAGTCAACGCACAGAAAAACGGTGTTGCCGCAACAAGACTCCCGGGAAATCCGAGCTTGCTTGAATCGACTCCCTCGTTGTATGCGCCGTTTTTTGAAATCGCCGCGTAAAGATTCGAGTCCTCCTGAAAAATTCCCCAACACCGATGATTCCCGGCCGTGTTGTATTTCGTGATCAATCCGTTGCCGTAGGTTGTCGACAGATCCACAACGTCGGCGAAACCGAACACGGTGAAACCGAGAGTGTGCCGGCCGTCGAAATCGTCGGCTTGTGGATCACTCCCGAGAATTTTCCAGTAGTCACCAAGACCGTCAAACGTGTGCCATGAGTCAAGCAAGTCTCCGTTGATTCTCTCTCCTCGATCGAAAGGCAATATCCGGCCTTTCACAACATCGACCGTTGATACTCCGGCCGGGCTCGAGTGAGTCGGATTTCCCTCGACAGTAAACTCGATCGACCCGTCGGCCGGCACATCGGAACGCATTGTCGTTCCGACCCGACGGTGAAAAGTCGTGAGGTAGTCACAGTCGGGAACGTCTCGAGGATCAACCCAACCACGCCTCACCGCGTTCGTTTCATAATCAGAAAGGCGCCGGTTGAAAAACGCGAGGATCTCCTTGTCTGCGTCTAAATAGCGATCGACTGCCGCGTCGTAATCTCCGATCTGCACATCGGCCGAGGTCGTTGAAAAAACCGGCCCCGATGCAGACGTTAGGCTGTCCGAATTTTCGGACCAAGTCGGCGCCCTCCAAACAGCTAGATCCATTCGAGTCGCGGGATCGCCGTCGCCGTTATACGTGTACCTAGCAACAACAACCGTTTCCTGCCCGACTGCCAAGCAAGACGGAATAGTGATAGATTGCGATCCGCTGATCCCATCTTTGGAAAGATAAAACCGGATCCCTCCCGCGTCGGTCACGATCAAAGCATAAGACCGATAATTGCCTCCCGCATTATTCCATTTGCTGAGTAGACCCTGATACGTGGTGATCGAGTCGGGGGTGAAACGCACAAAGATCGTAAAGTCGTCGTTCTGCGATTGAGGATCGAAGATCAAAGCGTTCGCATCGGTGCCAAGCAATCGGAGTGCGTCGCCGACACCGTCAAAATTATAGTGATCAGAATAGAGGTATTCCTCGCCTTTCTCGGGTGATCCCTCGACCGTAAGATCGATCCCCGTATACCACGGGAGATCCATTTCGTAGGTCGCGGCGACTGCCCGGTGAAAATCAATGTACCCGTCGGGCTTGAGTTGTTGCGGCAAGATCGTTCCGTTGTCGAGACCCGCGGCCTCGGCGTCGGTGAGTCGCCGATTCCAGTATGCAAGCCAGAACTTTTTACCCGAGAAAAACGAGGAGTCGACCCGGCCGATCAGTAAGTCGGCCGAGGTCGAGGAATACACCGGGCCGACCGCCGTGCCGAGAGTGTTCTCGGTGCCGTCGACCCGGAGTTTCATTTCGCTTGTGCCGGCCCCGACGTGTTTGTACCGAGCACAGAAAAACGATTTCGCTCCCTCGCTCAAACAATTCGGGACGCTCACCGTGGAAAGTGTGCCGGCCGCTCCGGTTTGCGAAATGAAAAACTCGAGGTCGTCTCCGAACTGTTGGATCAGCCAGCTTCGCTTATCTCCCGAGGTGACCCACTTGCCAAAGATACCACGCGCGCCGGCCGCGATCGTGTCGGGAGAAATGAAACCGGCAACGGTGAAATCGTTTCCGTTTTGCGCCGGATCAAAACGAGGCGCCTCGGCGTCGGTGCCGAGGAGCTTGAGCGCGGCCGCAACTCCGTCGAACTCCCAATGAGCGCGGTCGACTGGTATTCGCATTGACATGAGCTCACTCCCTCGCGATCGGAACGCTCCTTACGGCCAAATCTCGGGCCCGACGGCAACCCAAATCGCCGCAATGTCGAGATAGAAAACTCGGAAGTCCTCTTGCGATCCCTCGAAAGTCGACTTGACCGTGTCCTCGTCGGCCGCACTCAACGAGGACGGCATCCGATAGATCATCGGGATCGTTCCGAGGCTGGAATTCCAATCGTTGTAATCGGGCCCGTAGGTGCTCGTCTCTGTCCCGGTCGTTTGGTGTTTCGAGAACGCAAAAGGTTGCACCGGTAGTCGGTTGTGCATCCGTTCTCTGTTCGCACTCGAAATTTCGGCCCAATGCGCGGGCTCGTAGGTCGTAGAGTCCCAACAAAAAGGATAGTAAATCTCACCTTGGGCTGTCCTCGGAGTCCAAGGAGTGCTTTCGTCCGCGAAACAACGATACGACGATCGGTGCGTCGGTGAGAGTGACTGATACCGACTCGAGGGAACCGGCCTGAAAGGAGTATGCACACACTTGCCGTTTGCCTCCGATCGAAACATGTCCCGGTTTGTGGCACTCGCCCCGTCGCCGCACGACGGTCGCAAGACCGGAACGGGATTCATGCCGATCACCGCGCCGGCCTTGTAACTGTAAATCGTCGGGAGGTGCAAGGTGATCGTGCCGGCGCCCGGGTTGATCGACGCGACTTGCACAAGCTCGGTCGCGATCTCGTCGGCATCGAAATCATCCCAATCGCCCGGCGACGCACCCATGAGCGTATCCGCCGAGCGATCCTCGTTCGCGGCCCAATCTAAATAATTTTGCGAGACGATCCGATAACACCCGTCCTCTTGAAAAATGTCGGTGTTGTCGACGTACAAGGTGAGCGCGCCGGCCGAGACGTCGTTCCCCGCGGTGACATTGGTCTTGAGCGCGTCGCCCAACGGCTCATAACGCCCGTAGTAATACGCGGAGTAGTCCGATCCCTGCAACACGACCATGACAAAACCGTCTTTGCTCCCGTAGATCCAGATCGGATAACCCGAGGTCGATCGCGGCGAGCTCGGTCGATACGGAATCCCGAGTTGCCTTGTGTGATTCGATCCCCCGGACGACATACGTCTCGACATGCACGGCAAGAAACCACCCGAGACAATATCAAGATCAACCGCACCGGGTGCAGAAAGAAACTTCTGATAGGCGAGAGACCCGTCGGTCGAAACGTAATTTCGACACCACCTCATTTTGCCGTGGTCCGGTCCCGGAACACCCGGCCCGCCGCCGTCGGGATCATTTACCCGGACAAGAGTCGTGTAGTTGAACCGGTCGTCGCCGTATCCGCCCATATTGGCAACGGTGCCGGTCGTGCTCGACTGCCCCATAGTGTGAGTGACCGCACCGCTCGACGCCGCGATCGCGTTGGAGAGATCCCGGAACGCAAAGAGCTCGAAAACCGGATACGTCTCACCGTTGACCGTTTCGTACAAGATCGAAACGACGTCGTTGTCGGAGTGAGTTGCTTTCGTCGATCCGAGAGCTCCTCGAATGCAGTTGATCAGATCGTTGCCCGACTTGTTGCCGACATAGATCGACTCGGCCCCGATCTTGATATACGCCCCGACCGTAATGTCGGAGGCATCGTCGACCGAGATTGTCGTCGCGTCGGGATCGGTGATCGCACCGTTGAGGAACGTAAAAAGCGGCCCGACGTGTTGTGACAACCGGGTGACATTGACGTGCCCGTGCAAATTGATATCGTCTTGCCCGCTCTCGCCGTCGGAGTGCAGAAACCACCCGAGGATATGCGCGTGCTCGTCGTCTTGCGCCTGCCTCGACGCGAGATCCGTGCTCGGCCCGACAAGAGACCAACCACACGCGACGAGGTGATCCTTGACAGTCTCGACAAGCTCAACCGCATTGTGCACCGTATACACTTTTCCTTTGTATGACATTGACCGATCCTCCTATTCGACAATCGTGATCGTAAGCGTTCCCAAAACCGGGAGCTCCCGGGTTTGAAGTGCGACGTTCGACGCGGGTGTCGTGAGGTCAACCCGCGTGATATTTTCCGAGACCTCGAAAATCTCATGTATGATCCTCGAGGTCGGAACCTCCTCGCCGAATTCCCACTCATACGAAACCCCGTCGGCCTTGAGTGCCTCCGGCTGGAATACGGCCGCGAGACGATTCTCGATCGTCTCGAGCGTGACCAACCCGTGCACCGTTGCCTCAATGTCGATCACTTTCTCGGTGAAATTGACAACGCGCACCTCCTGATTTGCAACGATATGCTTTTCGACCGGTGGGTGCGTGTATTGATTCCCGTTGAAATACTCCTCGAGGTTTTCGATCTGCGAATTGGTTGCCTGTGCTCCTCCCGAGGCGACGACAATGAGCTCGATCGTCTTGGGCCCGAAACCCTCCTCGATCGCTTTCGCTCTCGAAAACGGCCGGGCCCCGTCGTCGTCGACGTAGTTTTTCGTCAAGGTCTCAACGTCGCCCGGCCCGACCGCGATCGTTCCGGTGCGGAGAGACGCCGGCCCGGCAATCTTGGCACGCTCGAGGGATTCCTCGTCGGCGCCCTCGGCCTCCGACCACCCGGCCGCGGGTCTCGGATTCCAAACCTTGTTGACGTAGGTCACGCCCGACTTGTTGACCGTGATCGTGTCGGAACCGACATTGCCGTCGGTCTTGCCGCTCGGTAGGTATCGGTAGGTCGCGTCGATATTACCAACCCCGACCGGTGGGATCCTGCCGTTGACACCGTCGCCGAACACGATCGTCGCTCGGTCGTTGCCGCTGATCACGACGCGAAAGTGTTTCGACGTCGGCGTGCTTGTCAGAAAATTGTCAACGAGTGACCACGCCTCCCCGTCAACGTCGGCCTCCATTGTGCCGTTGACATAGTAGTCTTTCGTCGTCTCGAATTCCTGGTTTGCGGCGCCGTCGGAGCTCGCGAGCGCCGTCTCGACGATCGACCGGCCTTGCGTCGCCGGCGTGAGCGCGTATTGCTTCCCCTGATCGATCCTCGCATACTGGATCGTCGGGAGAGTAACCGCGGACGCTTCGATCACGCGATACCGCAACCAATATGCCTCGACGTTGTTGACTGTCGTCTTGCGCCAATTGGCAAGGAGACCTTGCGGCAAGGTGAAAGTCACGTCGCCGTTGGAAGTAAGATCCGAGGTGCCGTCGTCGAGATCGTCGAGCTCCTCCCATGCCGACCCGACAGAATAATCCTCGGGATCCGTGCTCGGTGTGACTTGCCCGAGAAAACTGGTCACGGCCTTGTTGATCGTGCCGGTCCATATAACGATCGTGTCCTCGTATGCCGTCGTTTCGTTGAGTTGGATCCTGATCTGCGTTCCGGCCCGGTTGGAGCTCCCGAGGTAACTTGTGAGATCGAACTCGAGTTGCCCGGCGACCTCGCTCACGCTCGAGGGATTTTCCTTTCGATACTCGCCGTCGTAATACTCCCATACCCCACTGATCCCGGCCGCGACAGTCGTGAGCCATAACCCGAGCTGATCCCACATGAGATCGGAGTGCCCGAAATAGATCGCGTCGCCGTTGCTCGGACCGCTCGACCACGGATCCCAATCGTCGGCCGGCGTCGTTTGGGAATTTGCCTCGTCGGTGTAATCGGTGTAGGTCGTGCCCTGCAAGGCGAACACTTTTGAGAGTTGATCCGACCGGGCGATCTCGAGCGCGGTGAGCACCTCAAACCATACCGGCGACTCGGTGCCGGTCCTCTCGGTCGCGGCCTGGGCCCCCTCGTTGATCAACGTCGCGGCCGTGGTAAAGACTTTCGAGAGCTCCCAAACGAGATCGACTTGCGCCGGCGACGCGGTCGCGAGCTCATAGTCGATCAGTCGGAGCATGTTTCGCACCGTCTCGGTGAGCTTTGCCGTCGGGAGTGTCGACTCATTGGCAACGAGATCGATCAAGACGTTGTTGAGGTGACCGACGAGTGCGAACGCTCGGAGGATCTGGATCAGCGCATCATACTCGCTCTCGTCGGTGTGCTCGGGTAAGTTGCGGCGCTTGTAGTCGATCAGAGCGTCGAGAATCTGTCCGTAATAAAAGCCCGAGAAATCGAAGTCGGGGATCGTGATCGTCGTTGGCATTGCCTCGCCTCCTACTTAGTCGACTGGAAATTCCGGGCGAACGCTTGCTCCTCGTCGCTCTCGAGATCGTGGTAGAGAAACTCGAGCTTGAGCTCGCCGGTCTCCCCGTCCTCGGTCCATCGGATCGAATCGGTGCGGAGCTTGAATCGGTGTTGCGCCTCAAAGGTATCGAAAGCGTCGAGCACCCTGTTGATAATGCGAGCTCTCACTCGCTCGTCTTGCAAATCGAAAATCATGTCGGCGCCGATCCCGAGGTCTTGCTGAAATGCGTTGTCGTTGTCGCAGTCGGCGAGCGCGCAAAAGATCACGTTCTGGTTTTGCTCCTCGCTCTCGACGATCGCAAGCCCGCCCGTCGCGTCGACACCCACCGGCAATTTTAGACCCTTCGGCATTTCCTCACCTCATGTGATCGTGCATAGGTTAGTCACTCCTGAACCTACTCCGTCAACCCCTGTGATCAAAACAAAGATCGCGGTCGTTGTCGCGGCATGAAACCACCCGGCAAGCGCGGCCGCTTTCGCCGCGCCGTTGTCGGTCAAGATCGCAAATTCCGTCTCGAGCAATCCCTTGAGCATCCCGGTCGTGATCGTCGAAACAAGACTTGACACCTCGGTGACCATCGGCGTCGACGGGTTATTCGGGCAAGGCGGAATTCCTTGAGGAGGCGTTCCGATTGCAAAGATTCCCCCGGTCCAAAATGCGACGAAAGCATCGTCGAAAATTTGCGCCGCCGCCGAGGCCGGGAGGTTGGGCCCGAGCCCGGCCTTGAGTATGCCGGCAAAGCCTGCCTTGTTGACGGTCACGACCGGATCGCCGCTCTCGTCGACCGCGTCGGTCGCATAGGCGTCGTATGCGTCGGCGAATGCGTCGCCGGCGTCGTCTTTGGTCGGTGGGAAACCCACGAACCCGCCGTAGTCGGGATCCATGAGCTTTCGGAATTCAGTCTCGAGCTTTGTCTGATCGAGCACGGTCACCTCCTCACGGATCCAGCGGACAAGGAGGCAACAACGGGATCGCCGGTATTGCCGGGATAGGAGGCACGGCCGGAGGGATCGGAACTGGCAACGGTGGAATCGGCAACGGTGGGAGAGGGATCGGAGGGATCCCAACCGGAAGCACCGGGATCGAAGGGATCGCCGGGATCGGTGGTACGGCCGGAGGCACCGGGATCGGCAACGGCGGAATCGGCAACGGCGGGAGAGGGATCGGAGGGATCCCAACCGGGAGCGCGGGGATCGAGGGGATCGCCGGCACGGCCGGGATCGCCGGAGGCACCGGGATCGGCAACGGCGGAATCGGGATTGCCGGTATAGCGCACTTGCTCTCGGTCATGGTCTCCGCTCATTTCGTTTTGACCACCGTCGACAATATCGTCGCCGGAGGAGGAACCGTCGGTTTATCCGACGGCCCGACTCCGGTTGCGTGAATGTGATTCTCGGCCCAAAGTTTCCAATCGTCGCCCCTCATGACCGGAGTGTCGGCCCCGTCGCCGAGCTCGACGGCACCGGCCTTGAGTTGCGCCGTCTTGCAGTTGATCACGACCGAACCTTGCCCGAGCACTTGCACCGCTTGATCCTTGAGCTCGATCACGTTGCCGGTCGCGTCGATCATTTTCATGCCGTCGGCGTTGCTCGAGATCAGGTTGCCGTGCTCGTCGATTATGCTCACCTCGCCGGCCTCGGCGTTCAGAAAGATCATTGACCCTTTCTTGTTGCCGAGCACGATTGACCCGTCGGGCAGGAAAGAAAGAAACGAGTATTTGTCCTCGTCTCCCTCGAGCGCGTGCCATGTCAAGTTGATCTGTTGCGAGCCCTCGGTGTCGTCGAACATGAGCACGTGACCGTTTGGGGTCGCAAATCCTCTCCGCTTGCCGTAATTGCTCGCGGTGAAATCCTCATGCACCGGCGTCGGTGGAATCGGAACGTCTTTCTCGATCCCTGCTTTGATCTCCTCGACGTGATACTCGCGTTTCTGGCGCCACTTGATCACCGGGTTGACAACCGAGCTTTGACCGATGACGTCGTCGGTTTCCTGTTGCTCGAGCACTTCGATCTCGACGAGCTCGTCGACGTCCGGCACGACAAACCAACCCCAATCGTAAGCCGGCTCGATCCAGATCGGGAGTTGCTTATCGGAATCCCCGGTAAAGTCGGGACACACAACCCGGATCCGGCCGCGCTTCGCCTCGTCGTCGTTGGCAACTACTCTTGCAAGATATCGTTCCCACCGTGCCATTTATAACCCCGGAAGCACCTTGCGAGCGGTGAACTCGCATTGATAAGTCCGATCGGCCTCGAGGAGGTGTCGCACTCTCGAGAAGTAATACCGCCCGTCGAACATCGGGCCGAGACCGCGGAGCTCATGTATTTGCCGACAGTCGAGCTCGGGATCCCCGATCACCGCGCCGTTGCCGACTATGAATTCGTTTCGATTGCGAGCAAACCAACCGAGCGCCCATACCTCGAGGTCGGCTCGACTCTTGATCTCCTGATAGGGGATCACTCGGAAACTGTAATCACCGATCAGGATCTTGACCGCCTCGGCCGACGGATCCTCGACGTCGTCGGGTATCTGCTCGAGGAGCTCACCCTCATAAGCGATCTCCCAACCCTCGGCCGTCTTGCTATCGACCGCGACGAGCACATCCTCGTTCCCGATCACGCCGAGCAACGGGTGCCGAATTGCCGCTTGCACTCTTAGTTGAGTCCAATGCGATTGAAACAAAACGTCGGGCTCGAAGTTGAGGAGCGTCGACTTGTCGCCCGCGTTGTACTGGTATTTCCTCATCGGGATCTGTTCTTGGTAGACTTTGTCGCTGTCTCTGAAATGCAGATACCACCCTTTCCCCTCACCGTATGGATCATAATCGATCCAGAAAACCATGCCCGAAAGATTCGAGAGGATATGCAGAAATTCGAGGTCGGTTGTTTTCGCGCCTTGAATGATATTCCCGGGTTGAATTTTCACCGGGTCGACCTCAAGAGTCAATCCCCAACGCTCCGCGATCGACTCGAGAATCTCCTCGACCGTCGCATCCTCCCACATCGTAGGGTGATCTCGTTTCTGTCCTTTCTTTTGAGGGATCGCGTTCCCCGTCTCCGGCCGAGACTCGCCGAGAAAAAAGTCGCGGCTGTAACCGGTGATATCGTATGTCTGGTTTCCGTCGAGCGGAAACGAGACTTTCGCCGGCATGAGAATAAAGCGGCCCACGTTCAACAGGTTTTTCCAACCTACGTCGATCTCGATCTCGTTGCCGGGTGCAAACACTTTCGAGCTCGAAACGATCCCGTTGGGATCGACCATCGAAATTTTGCATTGATCGACGATCGAATCCGAACGCTCGACCTCGACCGTCTTGATAAATTGCAAGACCCGCTGATCGAGCTTATACCCCTGCACCCGAATATTGAAATTCGGCGACGGGTCGGGTCGTATTGCGAGCTCGGGCACTTCAAACTCCTTGGATCAACGAGGTGAAAGATCGATTTCTCGAGTCAAATGTCGAAAGCCGGAGCGACCGTTGCGGAGTGTCGGCCCGGCCGAAAGCGGTTGACAATGCGATCGAGCTCGGCGCCGGCGACCCGGTCTCGAGATTATCCTTGCTCGGCATTACGACGACATCGGCCGGTTGCAAGTTTGGCTTGTCCGGGTGCGCGTTGCGGATCTGGATCCCTTTCATGGGATCGCGGTATTCGCGTTGCGCGAGCCATTCATAGTAATCGTGCAACCGGGCCCGGTGGTATCGGGTTTGACCTGTCTCGCCGGGTGTCTGAAACACAAACTCATAAGGGTGATACTCGCGCAAGTTGAGGGTAAATTCGATATCGCGCGGGCTCCCGTCGTTTCGGAAACTGTGATACACGATCCCGGTCACGGCCTCGAGGATGCACCGGCGAAAACTCACGGCCGCGTTCCCGATCCAGAATTGCAGGATCGGAGGTCGTTTCAGATCGGGATCTCGTTTCACCCAACCGACGAGCATCTTGAAACGCTTTGTTACGTCGTCGAGCGCGTCGAGCGCGTAAAGCCTCGCCTGGAATGAGAGCGTCTCCGCGTTGCCGTGCAGAAACGAAAGGATCGTGTGTTGCCGGTTGAGTGCCGTATCCTCGCCCCACGCCGCGGTGATTTCGTGCGCGATATCCTGCGGGGGAAACTGCCCTTGAAACTCCTCGAGGGTTTCGTCGTTGGCAAGGAACCAACTCTCGAGCTCCGGCAACTTGAATTTTATACCCGGCATTGTCCTCTCCTTACGACGAGCTCACGTTGACCGTGCCCGGGAGTGCGCCGTGTTGCCGCGAAAGGGTTTGCTGATACTTGGTCGACTTCGCGCCGGCCCGTTGCTGGATCTCCTGTTGCTGTTTCGTGAGAGCCCATGAGACCGCCTTGCCGTCAAGACACATCGTGTTTTTGATGTTGACGTTTGTCTCGGCCTCGCGTTGAGCTTTCGCCCAATCGTCGAACTTTCCATGAAACTCTTTTGTCCATTCCTCTTGCTCTCTCTTGTCCCTCTCCTTTTGTTTCTCGATCCGCATGAGCTCCTTTTCGCGTTCCATTTCGCCCTTGATCCGCCCCTCCTCCATTGCCTCATGTACCATTTGCCCCAAAACATCTAGCGCGCCCGGCGCTCGAAATTCACCGGTGCGCCTCGACCACTTGGCCGCGAGGCGATCATACTCCTTGTTGAGGAGCATCATTTCGATCCGTTGTTGCTTGACCCTCTCGGTCGTGCCGCCGAGACCCTCATACGCGAGCACGGCGCCGTCGGTGATCAGATCCCAACCGTCAACGAAAAGACCGATCAACCCGGTGTGCTCGTCGGCGAGCTCCTCCTCGGCCGCGGTGATCTGCGCGACTCCATTCTTGACGTCGCCGGCGCCCTTGACCCATGCCTCCGACGCGGTGCCCGCGGCGTCGACCGCGCCTTGCGCGACCTCTTGGTACTTGTCGCCCGCGGTCTGCGCCATTTCGACGGCCTTGAGAGTTTGGTGCTCATAGCTCGTTGAGGAATGTCGATCGACTTCGGAGGCATAGATCTTTTTCTGATTCGCGAAATGCGCCTCGCTTATGGAACCTCGATCTCGCAATTGTTGCGCTCGCTGGAATGTCTTTTCAGCCGATGCAAGTCTCGCACTATCCGCCGCCCTGTCGGCCCGCGACGCTTTCCAAGCATAGAGCTTTTGTCGCTCCGCGTTCCGAGACCGGAGTCGATCGATCCTCGCTTGCACGGCCGCGTCTTTCTTGCCGGCTTTCTCGCTCACGTCTCCGATGAACTTTGCGACGAGAGTGAGGAGGATCAGCCACTTCCCGAAAGTCGAGTTGACGATCTTGCCGGTCTTGATAATCGCCGGCCACACGACCGCCTTGAGCACAAACGCGATCCCGGCGAGCACCGCGGCGATCGGTGCAATCACGGCCGCGAGCATGGTCACCTTGCCAATGATCCCGACGAGCACCCGAACGCCTCGCTTGCCGAGCACCGACTCGAGCGCCCGGCCAACCGACTTGATCGTGTCGACGACCGCGTTCCAAGCGTCTTTCATAAACTGGATCGCGTCCATGATCCCCTGTGCGACTGCAACGACAGTCTCGCCGTATTTTTCGGTCAACTTGTTGACAACCGCCTGTTGATCCGCTCCCTCCTTTTGTGCCGCCTTGAGACCTTGCACGGCATACAGAATGTTATTGAGACCCGCCGTTGCCTCGGTGACCGTGCCTCGCATTCCCTCGCCGAGTCCCGAAAACAATTCGATCGAGAGACCCTCGACCGATGCCGCCATCATTTTGAGTTGCCCCTTGAGAGAGGCGAGACGGGTTTGCGCCATCTTGTCGGCGACGCCGGAGGCTTGCTCGAGATCCGAAACCATTTCGGCGATCGATTGCTCGCCGGCTTGCATGAGTGCGGCGAACGCCTTTTGTCCGCGGATCCCGAAAATCTCGGTCATGATCGCCGCGCGATCAACCGAGCTTGTCATGCCTTTGAGCTTTGACGAAAACTGCCCGACGATATCGGAGATCGGCTTGAGAGTGCCGTCGGTATTCTCGAGCTCGATCCGAAACTTCTTCATTATCTTTTTGGCTTTCTCACTCGGTTTCGTGAGCTTGACCATCATGTTTGTAAAGGAGGTGCCGCCGATCGATCCCTTGAGACCCGCGTCGCCGAGCTTTCCGAGCACGGCCGCGGTTTCCTCGGCACTCATGCCCATGACTTTCGCTTGCGGCGCCGCGTATCGGAACGCGTCGCCGAGTGAGGTCACGGTGACATTGGTCCGCGCCGAGGTCATTGCGAGCACGTCGGCAAGTTGCGTCGAGTCTTTGAACGATCGTCCCATTGCCCGGGTGATATTGGCGACGATCATTGCCGATTCTTGATACGACACGTTCCCCGCGGCCGCGAGGTCGAGCACTCCCTTGATCCCGCCGACATTCTCCTCGACAGTCGCACCGGCTCGAGCGAGCTCTTGCATTGCGTCGGCCGCTTCGCTCGCGGAGAAAGCGGTGATGATCCCCATCTCTTTAGCTTTCGCCGTGAGTTGCTCCATTGCGTCGGCCGGGGGATTCTTACCGGCAACAACAACGGCACCGAGATCGGCCATGCCTTGTTCAAAGTCGGCCGCTTGCTTGACGCCGGCGCCGACGACGACCGTTGCTCCGGCCGTCGCCATTGCAACGGAACGCATTGACTGCCCGAACTTGTCAATCTTGTCGCCGGCCTTGACGAAAGCCTGCCCGATTCTCTGCGCGGCACGAGTCGCGGCCGACTCGGTCCGGCCGATCGCGGCTGTCGCGTCGCCCGTCGACTTTGTGAAACGGCCCATTGCATCCCGGGCCTGTCCCATGCCCTTGACCGCTCCTCGCGGGTTGACGTTGATTTCCGCGCCTAGACCGACTTTCGTGAGCGCCACTTGATCAACCTCCTAGAAAAAACGCGACATGCGCGGGCGACTCTTGAGCTCCTTTGCAAGTCGTTTCAACAACCATAACCTCTCTCTCGAGGTCATGCCGAGGAGGTCTTGAAACGTGATCCCCGGCAGGTAATACATGAACACGAACGCCTCCTCGAGGAGATCCTCCTCCTTTCTCAACTCGAGGAAGGTGCGAAAAAATCATCGGTCGCCCATTCGATCGCGTGCTCGAAAGGTGCTCCGCATGAGGTGCACTTGCCCTCGACCGACATGGTCGGGCCGATCGGTCGATCGTTGATCAGGGTTGTGATCCGCTCGAGATCGTATTTCGTGAGCTCGTCAAGCTCGTTGTCGGTCACCGGGATCGCTCCGAGCTCGCCGAGCTCAATGATCGATCCCCGGATGATCGCCGACTTCGCGGCGCCAGTATCGAACCGACGAGTGCCGGCCGGGATCGTCTCGAGAGTGTTCCACCTCGCCGGGCCGAGCTTGAATTCGCCGATCAGCTTGCCGCGGATCTCGATCGGCGTCTTGAGCTTGTACGACCAATTTCCGTCGTCAATCTTGTCGATCGAGCCAACCTCGACCGAGTTGAGGTCTCCGACGAAATCGAATTTCGACCGGCAACTCCCGCACGTGAGATCGAGTTTCAACTCGTTTCCGACCGCGTCTTTTCTCAACCACACGTAAGCATAAAACACGTCGGCCATGTACGCGGTTGAAAGGAGCAACCGTCGCTCCTCGAATTTCATTTTCTCGAAATCGTGGTTGCCGAATCGTATGCACATGGTCGCGAGGACCATTGCGACATACTCCGCGACCGAGGCGTGCTCGTTGGCCGCTCGGATCTTTCCGATCTCGCGTTCCTCTTTGAGGCGCCACGGCCGGACCTCGAAAACCTTGCCGAGGTTTCCGGTCTTGCTGTCGAGAACACCGATCGGGAGCTTCAAACCGTGCTCGCCGAGGGTTGTCCGATTGATCTTGTTTCCGGGTTCGTTGGGTTGCATGGTTTACCTCCAATCGATCGCCGGAGCGATCTTGATAGGTCAAAACCTTGCGGGGTCGTTGCGTCGACGGTTAGACCGGGAGCAACTGATCCGCTTTGAAAGTCCATTCGATGAAAGCGCCCTCGCCCTCGTTTTCCATTGCGAGATCCGGGAGACCTCTCTTGCTCACGTACAACCCGAGCATTGAGTAGGTCGCGATCGTCTGTCCCGAGATCGACTGCAACACAAGGGTCGCCTCTTTTTTGTAAAGAGGCGAAACGGGATCCTGTCCCTCGACGAGCCACGCCTCGAGCGCGATCCGCTCGATCGTATGCCAGAGCGGAGTTTGCGCGGTGAACTCGACCGGGCCCGTGTGCCCTCCACTGGCGGTCGTGCGATCCGGGAGCTCGGTCGTCTGCAACTCCTCCTCGATCCCCGAAATCTCGGTGAAGGTTAGCGCCGGCATCCCGAGCACAAGCAACTGATACTTGTTGACCGGGATGTGATCTTTCTGCAATACGCCTTTCATTGCCTTTCTCCTTTCGGCAAGGATCCCTCTACAAGATCCTTTGACCGGGTTGAGTTGCCTACTCGACGGTCACGGCCGACGCCAAATCGGTCGAGGTCGTCGGCACCGTGCTCGCGTTGTAGTCGGCCCGGAACTGATTGAACTGCGTCACCAGATCGTTTTGCGCGTCGGCGAGTGCCTTGAGCACGTCGTACAGGTTGTCGAATCCCATTGAGTCGTCAAGACCTGCGCCGCCGTCTCCCACATACTTTTTCAGTGTTACCGCCATGACTGATCCTCCTTGTTTTTTCGTTTCGGTGCGACGCTAGATCACGCCGTCCCAAAAACCTTTTTTGGTTTCCTCTTTTTTGAATCCGTGCTCGCCTCCGGGCGGTCCCATCGTGGCGCCGCACTTCGGGCACTTGAATTTGATGCAAGGTGTTCCGCGCTCGGTGTGTTCCATGACAAACCCACACTTCGGACATTCGCAAGTTGCCTTGCCGCCCTGTCGTTGCGGGGGCCCGCCTTGTCCGCGTTGCTTTTTCACGTCTACCATGATCGGCCTCCCGATCCCCCCCTACCGGAACACCTACGCGGCAACCGACTCGAAAATTCCCTGCTTGCCGATTTCGATGATGAACCGCTCGACGGTGTCGGCCAGTTGCAACGCGACTTGCGCGTACATTTCGCCGGCCGCGCGCACGACGTCGGTGTTGATCTCGCTGTCGATCTTGATCCGCGCCGCCTCCTCGAAAGTGTCGCCGCGGAGCGCACGCTTGCGCCACTCCGGCAGGAAAAAGGTTTTCATGGAAGTGAGCGCCATTTTCTCGGTGACCGGATCGTTGATCATGAAAATGATCCAGTCGAACGACTCGCGGAGCACGTTCTCGTAATACGAGAGCATCTCGCGTTGATGCTTCCACTTCCACGCGGGATCGACGTGCAAGGTGCGATCGCCCCACAGGACGAAATTGCCCTTGACCTTTTTGATCAGACCGATCCCGAGCGGGTTGAGATACTCCTCGTCGAGGATCGTGTCTCCCGTCGGGAGCTCGAGGATCGACGGGAGGATCTGATCGACGCCGGCGCCGGCCTTGTGATACCCGGTGTAGTCGACCGCCGTGCGCGCCTCCCGGCCGTGGATCATGCCGGTGCATGAGACGAGCTTGCGCTTGCCCGATCCGTCGTCGTCGGGATCGGTGACATACGCATACGACGGGAAATTCACGACGGCGAAATCGGAACGCCCGATCGTGTCGTTGACGTACAGATCCGCCGACTCCTCGGTCGTGGTCGTGTCCGGCACCTCGATCCGATACTGATGGTTTTTCGCGTCGGCGTATGCGATCCCGGCTTTCTGCACCGCGGTCGAGGTGATCCCCGGCGTTGCCATTTTCACAAGCCCGAGATTCTTGCCGTGGATCTGATTGAACAACGAGGTCGCGGTGTCCCACGCGGCGATATAGTCCGCGTCGGTGAGGTCGGCGATCCCGTCGCGGCCTCCCTCCATTTCCAGCGGAGCGACGACGAGGAACTCGTCGGCCGGCGCGCCGCTCACGGTGAGGTCGGATCCCGGTGCCGCGGTGATCGTGTCGTGATCGTTGTCGACGATCCGATACTTCTCACGCTTCGCATTGACCTTGTCCGGGTACACGTACCCGTCGATCAACGAGTCCGGCACGAACGGCTTGTAGGTCAAGGTCGCGACGTCCGCGGCCTCCCATGCGGTCGCTCCGGCCGTGAGGGTGAACGGAGGTGTCCACTTGTTGTTTGGATCCGTTTGAGTGCCGACGGTCTCACCGCTCGCGACCGTGCCGAACTTGTCGGAGACGACGTCGTATGTGGTCGGGTCGGTGAAAGTGATCGTCAAGGTCTGCGCGACCATGTCGTCGGTCGTGGTCCCGAGCGCACACGTGCCGTTGCCGTCTCCGGTCGCGGCCGGGTTGAACTCATGGATCACCGCGGTCAAGACCGTCGCGGTCACGGTGTCGATCTCGCCGTAGTGATTCGCCGGCCGGACGTCCGCGACGTGTGCTCCGGTCCAGAGATCGACGACCTCGATCTCGGCGTTGTTGCCGTCGTTGTTGATCACGTTGACCCAATACCTCGGCGACGCGGGATCGGTCGACAGGTTGGCCCAATTGTTCGCGAGCGCGCCGTCGACATAAATGAAAAGCCCGAACTCGGTGTCGGGATTCTCCTCGCCGTCGCGGATCTCATAGGAGAGCATCTTGCCCTCGTTTTCGAGCACAAGATAAAACCGATCGTCGGTCGCGCCTCCGGCCGTCCAGTCGTCGAGCATGGTCTGATCCGCGGCGACGGTGATCACGCCGGCGTCGTCGTTGCCGATGATCGGATACTGCACATTCGGCACCTCGGCGAGCTCGACGTATCCGCCTTTCCACTCGTCGGTTTTCATGGCCTGCCCGGTGTCGAGGGTCGTGTTCGTGAGGTCGGTCGCGCCGCCGTTGGGCATGTCGTCGGTGTACTTGTTAGCCTTGCCGCCCCACCGACCCCCGTTTTTCGCCTTGAGCGTTCCCATAGGCGACTGAGTTGTGCGTCGGGCATACAAGGTCACCTCCGACGGCAACTCGTTTCCGTCGGTGACCCTCACAAGCAACAGACCGCCGGCGCCGCGAGCGAGATCGTAGTAGTCGAAACAGGCATCCGGGAGCAACGAGTCGTCGATATACCCGCCGCACTTTTTCTCGAACGCCTTTTTCGAGCTCGCTTGGATCAGCTTGCCGACGTCGCCCTTTTCCAGAATCCCGGCATACGCCGCCCACCCAAGAGCTCCCGCCTCGATCGGTTTGTCGCCTTCCTTTTCCACGATCGCAACGCCTGCGCCGCGAACGGGTCCGATTCTTCTCTGAGCACACATTTTGTTTCCTCCTTTGAAATTCAAGCCTGAATGATCGTGTCAAAATCACCCGACAAAATAAATTTCTCGACCGGGTAAATATCCTCCGACTCCCGGACAAAAAACAAGACGTTTCGGATCTGCGCTCTCATGCGCCCGGTGTGTATGTCTCCGCGGTTTGCCGCCGTGGTCATGTCGTACTCGTCGAACAACCATAAGTCGTATTCCTCGTCGAGGCCGGTTGATACGAGTTGCGGGTGATTCGAGAAAAACCGCTTGACCTCGTCGGCGAAACGCATTTGATCGACGCCCTTGTCGGTGATCAAGTGCAAGACGAGATCGAGATCCCCTTGCAACGGGCCCGGCACCTTGACGCCGGTCCCGGCCGACTTGTTGATCACATACTCCGGCCGGGCCCGCTCGACCGCGTCGATCAAACCAATGTCGTCGATTATGAGCGACGGAACTTTCTCGACCTCCGAGTAGTCTTGCGAAGTCGTGACCGCGACCTCGGGCTCCCAAAGGAAATCGATCCAGACGACCTTGCCGGCCGCGACCGTCGACGAAAGCGTGATCACCTTGGTCGTCGGGTTATAACTCGAAAACAAGTCGGTCCAGTGTTCCGAATCGTCGGTGTGGTTGAATACCCCGTCGATCGATCGGATGTTGTACGGCGTCTCGATCGGGTATGTGTCGGCGAGATCGATCGTGTCGGTCGCGCTCGAAAGCGTGATCACGTGCCGACCCTTGACCCGGATCTCGTTTCGGAGCAACCGCACAAGCGACCGATAGATCAGATCCTCTTGAAATTCGATATCGGAGGCATACAGGATCTTGATCCGGGTCACTAATGGAGTCGCGGCCGTGCTGGTAGACTTGAGGTTGATCACGACCTGGATCTTGCGCTCGGTCGCGGGAAAGTCCGAAATGTTGTCGGCGATCTCCTCCTCGGTGTTCCAATCCGAGGCGCCGGCCGCGGACCACGCGCCGCCGTCCCAATAGAATTCGGAGGTGCCGTCACCGAGACGAAACTTGACCGAGGTCACGACCGAACCGTCGATCTCGGTGTGCGCGACGTCGGCCTCGAAACCGAGCCATTGACGAACACTTTGCGGATTCGTGACCCATGTCTTGACGGTGAGATCGTCGGTCGTCGGATACGCACCGTTGATATCGGCGAGGAGTTGCAACCAACTCGACTCGGGATGCAAACGGGTGTCGGCTCCGAGCGTGATCTTACTTCGCACGCTCTCCTCGAAACAGAGCTCCTTGATTAGTTTCTTGAGCCTCACTTTACCAACTCCTGAAACGTCGCGTCGAGCGCCTCAGTCAAAACCTTTTGCACGATCCGTTGCGTGCCTCGACTGCGAAACGCTCGAGCCATAAACGGCCGAGGAGGAATCACGATCGCTTGCGTTGCTCTCGAGATCGGATACCAAACCTTATTCCACGACCAAAGTTGCTCGGCCCGTTTCGAGGTGAGCTCCGCTCCCGGAACGCCTAGAGTCATTTTCCAGAGCGCCCAAAACATAGCGCGCATTCGCGGAGTGACTCCAATCGAAACCCCTTGATGCACCGCGGCCGCGACGTTGTAATCGCCGGACGTGCGGA